TGAAATGGATGCCGTAGACCCTTCACCCCAGAACGATCCCGCAAACGCACCCACAGCAGTGTTGTAGTTGCCGCTCTGATTAAACTGAATTGAACCCGCTCCAACGGCTGTACTGTTGCTTACTGTCGTTGAAGTCAGAGTATTTGGGCCAATCGCGGTGTTGAACACACCCCCAGTGACCGCACCGAGCGCATTTTGGCCAATCGCTGTGTTGGATGAGCCAGTGGTGTTTACAAACAGTGCGCGTCTTCCCACCGCTGTGTTGGAGCCACCAGTCGTGTTTGCGGTTAGAGCAGAGTTTCCGACTCCTGTGTTGAATGTGCCGCTGTTCACAGCCAACACATTGACTCCCAAAGCAGTATTTGATACAGCACCGCTAGCACTTCCGCGACCAACCGTCATGGTGTTCACGCTGATATCGCTAGCAAATGTGGCTCCGCTGGCAGAAATTCCCGCATTAAATGTATTGAGTTCCGTGAAGGTGTTTGCACCAAGCGATGCGCCTGTGACTGCACCTGTGCGTCCGTTGAATGAGTGGACACCAGTATTGGATACAACAACTGCACCTGTGGTTGGTGAAACCGAAATGCCGTTTCCTGAACCTGATACTGAAGAAACTGCTCCACCGCCACCGCCATCAGCAGTGTTGCCGAAACACAGCCCACTGATATAGTTCTTAACAGCCGCAAGCGTGGGAATCTTGTAGGTGATGCCTGCTGCAATCTCCGCGCTCAAGCCGCTGATTGGTGCGCCAACCCACATCGCAGTAACACCGTGACCTAAACCAATATGGAAAGTCTTCAGCGTGGTATTGAACGCTGGTTCGGCAAGCGTGAGTCCCGACCCTGATGTGGGGTCGTTTTCGCCTCTGCGGAATATGATCGTGGTTCCCATGTACTAGTTTCCTCTGTGTAGAGTATTTAGGCGAATGTGCCGCCATCTATGATTCCTACCAATTCATCTGCAAGATCGGTGAATGTTATGTACTCATCATCCACTGTTCCTGCACCAGAATTGATGTTTGAAACCATTCTTAAAAAAGAACCAGAACCTTTGGTTTGCTGTGTACCTAAAAACAGATACGAAATATTCCCTAGTTGTGTTCTCTGCATGGAATACGGAGAACCATTGTCCTGCAAAACAAGCCAATCATCTTTTTCAGGATATTTGGTTGTGGCAATTGCAGACGCGCCTTGAAGGTAATTAAGGCTTATGCTTGTGGTAGTGCCAGACACGGACAGTGTTATGCCCTGCTGTGCAACAAATCCTATTGATCCGGTCTTACCGTTTACCGAAGTCACCAACGGCATTGAAGCAAAATCTACATAACCTTCTCCACCACCTCCAACCATCAGGAACGAGGCAGTTGAGGGATCTTCTGCAAGTGGTTCAACCACTCTTGCGCCTACAAACTTCTCCAAGAAGTCTTGAATCCTTGTAGTGTACATAAAGCCAGCAGATGCACCACTGTTCTTGAATGACAGAAGCATCAGGTTATCCTGAGCCATGAGTGCTTTTCCGCTCGCTCCAATCAGTGTCGGAAACGGTTGACCACCACGAATGTAGTTGATTTCAAGAGATATGCCGTTGTTTGATACGGAATGGGTTATGCCCATTCCTGATCTGATGGTAAATTCACCAGTTACGCCGTTTACGGCTGATACTCCCGCCACCGCACCTGTTGCACCATTAAAGGACGAGACATAGTTGTGGAATTGAACAGCACCAGTCTGCCCGTTCCAACTAGAAACGCCTTGTATGGAACCAGTAAGTCCGTTGAATGACTGAACACCCGTGTTGGTGATGGTGACGGTGCCTGTGCTGCCACTGACAAAGATGCCTGTGCTTGCCACTGCTGCGGATACACCTTGCACGGCACCAGTCCGACCGTTGAACGATGATACAACATTAGAAACACTTGAACCTGTGTAGTTAACAGTAAGGTTCTTTCCACTTGAACTAACGGAAATGTCGGTTCCTCCGACCACAGACACATCGCCAGTGATTCCGTTTACCGTTTCAACAAAATCAACGCCGAGATTGTCGTTGTAGGTTTCCCATGCAGCACCGTTCCACTTCCACGACTTGCCGCCGAGGGAGTAAACTTGATTCAGTACTGGTGTTGGTGGAAAGTCAAGGGGCATTAGACGATCTCAAACCAAGAGAAGTCGGCACAAATCTTTGCGCCATCGTTTATGGGAGTCATGGTGAATACAATCACATCGCTTACTCCTGTTTGTGTTCTCCCCAACTGAAAGTTGAAATCATTGACATCAGACACAGAAAACGCTCCACTGCTGCTGATGTATCCGCCGATAATGTCTGTTCCGCCAGACACGGCTGTTGCAGTGGTGTTGGAGTCCACATTTCCGTTGTAGTGCGTAGTCCACGATCCACCTGTCAGGGTAGGATTCAACAGGATTCTGTACTGAACAGTGTTGGGCTTGTTGTTCGAAGTTTCTTGGACAATAGCACTGATGTTGGACGGAACAATCACGCTGTCAAGTCTGTTGGCATTCAGTCTCAAGGCAATAATCGGATACTGCGTTCCTGCTGTTGTCAGAGTCTTGAGTGTTGCATCGTTCTGCGTCACATTGTATCTGCGGCTAAAGCCTTCGTATCCACCTTCACTGATGACGCTTGAACAGATTTGTGTGAGTGTGCTGTCTGCCGCTTGTGCGGTCGTATTTTCTATTTCGTATCGTATAGGCAGCACAGCCGTGGTCATGTATGTGGTGGGGTGGACATTATCGTTGTGGAAAGTATGGGCTACCACGGGCTTTCCATCCACAAAGAATCCGCAACGCACATCGCCCACGCCCAACCACTCAATATCCGTCCAAAAGATGTTGCCTTTGGCGACATCAAGCGTTCGGCTTGACGCTCCAGTTCCGTTAAACTTGTCGCCGTTCCACTGTGATTGGTTCACGGTGGTCGTGGTTGCCTGTGATGCGCTTGCCAAGCAAAAGGATAAAGTCAAGCCGTCTTGCTGTAGATAGACTCCATTATACGGAGTACCCGCTGTGGCTCCACCTGTTATTCCAAAATATCCGATCCGCTGCCGTAACCCCTCCTTTGGGGTGTTCATGGCAAATGTGTTGAGTACAAGCAGCGACTTTCCCGGCTGATACGGAAATACACGCTTGGTTTCGGTTGTGAGTTTGCTGCCAACGGTTGTACCCACAGATAGTTTCACCGTACTCTCAGTGATCGCATAGGATGCAGTTCCGCCTGTTACTCCAAAAATATCCCACTTGTCGTTTCTCTGATAGCGTTGTTGGCTGTCAAACAGCGTGAACGGATTGGCAACCTTCAAACGGTTGAAAGCATCCACTGCATTGTCAACGAAACCAACCTTGTTGTTGAACAGGTAACTCATATGATTCTCCATCCGCCTCTGTAAATGAAGTGAACACCTGCATTATTTAGGTTGATTACCGCAGAAGCCTGATTGTCTATGGTGTCGATTGAACCGCTTGCACCACGCACGGTAATGTACCGATTCGCTGCTCCTGCGTTTCCTGATTCGTCTTTTACTACTACTTCTCTGCCTGTTCCCGGAGCAGAAGGCAGATACAATGTGGGGGTTCCCGCGTAACTCACGCCAATATAGTAGTCCTGCGCGGTGGCTTCGTATGTCGCACCAGTTACGGTTGCGGTGGCGTATGTCACAGGGCCAAAGAAAGGATTCACGGTGGGCTGCACCCAATGGTCGCTGTTTCCGTCATTCACATACACATACTCTTGCCCGTTGTCGGAATCCATCCAACGGGAACCAATCGTGACTCCCAGTGTTGGCGCGTCTTGCTGATAGTAAAAGTTGGTTCCGCCACCACTACCACCCGTGCTTGTAAAGTTAATAGTAACTTTTCCGCCAACCTTGCTAGCGGTGACTCCTGCGCCCGTGAAATCTAATGTACGAACATCAGGCGTAATCTTTGCGCCGTTCACATACACAGCCACCTTGCCGCCACCGCCAGTGGAGGCAAGCCATCCCATATCCGCAGCAGACACCTTGCCACCGCCAAGAATCTTTTTCAGAATCTTATCAAGACGCGCTTCGTCAATCCCAACAGACTTTTCTTTAGGATCGTATACAAGCGGGAACTTGGCGGTCAGTAGTCCCGTGTCACCTTTTTCTCCTCTATCTCCCTTTTCTCCTTTTAGCCCTTGGTCACCTTTCTCACCTTTTTCACCCGGCTTGCCTGTTTCGCCCCGATCACCTTTTTCACCCTTTTCACCTTTTGCGCCTTTTGCGCCTTTTGCACCGGGCTTCCCGTCACGACCGTCTTTACCCGGTTTACCGTCTGCACCATCGCGTCCCGGATTACCGTCAGCACCCTTTTCACCGCGTTCACCGCGAGGGCCCACTTCTCCACGATCACCCTTTTCGCCTTTAGTACCGCGTTCTCCAGTTTCGCCTTTGTTTCCTGTATCACCTTTTTCTCCTTTTTCTCCCCGTTCTCCGGGTTCTCCTTTTTCGCCTTTTTCACCCTGAATGCCGGGGACTCCGGGTTCACCGGGAAGCCCCTGCGCTCCGGGTTCGCCCGGATCACCTTTTTCGCCGCGATCTCCACGATCACCACGGTCGCCCTTTTCTGGAACGATGGAGGCAATCTCCGTAAGAACTGTAGCCAGCCCCTTTCGGAATTCTGTGAATTGGTTTTCTGTAATGAATACAGGGGATTGGGGAGGAGTATACTCATCTACCTCCGATAGCACCACTGTTTTGGGGGGCAGTTCTTTATATTCAAATATAGTGTTTACTACACCAACATCCGCCGACAGTATCACTGCCCTGCCCTTGGGATCAATGAAACATGTTTCCCCTATTCCGTCCCCGATTTTCAGAATATAAGGATCACGGTGACGGGAATCTGTTTCGGAAATGTAGGTGAAAGTGTCACCGATACGGTAATCGGTGCCTTTGATTCTGTGCGTAAGTGTAAAGTTTGCCCCAAAACCGTACCGCCCCTCCGAAAACGGGAGGGGTTTAGGAGCCGATTTTTCGGCTTTGGGCAATGAAAAACGCTTGAAATCTTCCATCCACTTATGTAGGGTTCCCCGTTAGTGCCTTCCAAGAGTGGGGAAAGAGCGGGGCAATGATTTGAGAAATTGCCTGTGCGTACTGCTGCACTTCCCACTGAGCATGAGCATCAATTCTCTGTGAATACACACGGGCATATGCAGACAGAGATCCTGTCCACCACCACTCCGTATAGGTTCCCTGCGGCAAAACCGACCGTGCCTGTTCAGGAGCAACGCCTCGGGCAATGAGTTGATCGTAGGTGTACTCTGCTTGCTTTACTGCGGCAGTGTACGCTTCCGTGAGTTCATTACACTGATCCGGAGGAATAAAGTCGCTACTGCCCTGCTTTGCTCCGTTTGTGGGGGCACTACGCCATTCAGGAATGTAGAACTGTGGCGGATCTGTGACATATCGCCGGGACACTTCGTTCTCGGTGAACCCAACCTTGTGCTTGAAAAGTTGGGTACGAACAAAAATCGGAGCCTTGATCCGCAGGGTGATCTGTGGATGGGCAAACGGAGTCCAGTGCTTGTGGGTGGCAAGATAGCGAATTAGTTTTTCGTCACGCTCGGACAGTTTTTGTTCACGGGAACCACTCCAATGGTGTTCGCCGTCCCAATCGCTCTCCTTGTTGAAGGAAACCCGAGCAGCATTCACGACCGTGAGATCGTTGCCCAAGTGATCCACATATTCAACATGTCCGCAATTCAGAACGGAAATGAAATCTTCACGCTTGCTCTTCATCGTCATAATATTCATCCTCGCCAATTTCTTCAATGATGTCTTCAGTAATATCGTTGTCGGGAATCTCGTCCTCTTCGTCTACTTCCTGTAGAACGAAATCCTCAAGTTGTACGCCAGTCAGGTCTGTTGCGTATTCTTCTGCCCGCTTGAACAGAGCAGGATCAGTGGACTTTACATACTCCATGATTGCGAAAGCATAACTTACGATGGGGTGCTTGATGCTGAACTGGTCTTCGCTCATGTTAGATCCTTTTCCATTGACTCCATCGGAGTCGGGCTTCCATTCCGCTGCAAGAGTATTTATCAATGTCTTCGCGGATTTGCTGTGGGCTTTTTCCCGAAAGAACCATGTCATTAATGTCTTTTTCAATAATTCCCGATTGCCATATGCATACCTGATGCCCGTCTTCTATGGCTTGACGGGTCGCTTCCACGATTTCCCGGTTGCGAGGCTCATTGTCCAGAACAACAACAACATCGGTGAAGCCCTTAACAATGTCTCCCACTTCGCTTCCGGCAAAAGCAATCCCATTATCCAAGAATACAGAATCAATCGGGCCTTCAGTTGCGTACACTCTGCGTGAATAGTCAACGGTGTCTCCTCCAAAGAAGATTCTGCCGCTCTTCACGAACTTCACGGTGATGTACCGTATTCCATTCTTTGAACCGCCAATGGCGCGACCCTGTACCCCAAGAAGTTCGCCGTTCTTGTTCAGGAACGGAATGACGATTCGCTCGTCATTGGGCACAGTGGAATATGTAGGGTCAATCCCACGAACCCAATCCCCGAAGGAATCTGAAAAATAGAACCTGTTCAAACACGGAATCCGCCGGGAGTGTAGGTATCTCCGTGCTGCATGATCCTCTGGCAGATCAGAAATCCGTGGCAGATTGATATTGATCCGAGGCTTCAGTATTTCTTTTTCGATGGGCTTGGTGTAGTTGGAGTGTCCGTTTTCACCGTTTCGCCATCGCTCTAGTGCGTACTCGCGGCACAGAACAGGAGCAACAATCTCCAAGAACTTGTATATGGTGTGACCAATACCGCAGTTGTGGCACTTGTAGAAGTAATCGTTCTTCTTCGGAAAGAAAAAACCACGGGCTTTGGTCTTGTTCTTCTGTGAATCACCGCAGATGGGGCAACGGCAGTTTGCAAGTGTATCGCTCTTCCACTTGAAACGCTGCAACTGTGGAGACACCAAATTGATGTACTTCTTGTCTATGAGTGCCGACATCAGAAATTCCAGTCGCTTGCGTCACGGTTTCCGCCGAACTTCTTGGTGAAGTCGCGCTTGCCGTAACCGCTTCCAAATCCTTCTTCTTTGGTTGTTGCTGCTTGGCTCAGGTCTTCGAATTCGTCCTTCTTCACATCGTAGAACTTCATCTTGGCGTAATTCAGTCCAACAATAAACTTCTTATTTGCTGCCTTGGTATTGTAGCGGTTCTTCAACTGCTTTACCATGATCTGCCCCGCTTTTTCCAATTCTTCAGTCGTAATCAGTGCTGCCATGAAGTCTGCGGTATGGGGAAGACCAAACGATTCTGAAGTATCGGTGAGTTCAACATCGGTGGACGAATATCCTGAACGATTCACCTGTGTAGCCGTAAATACAGGAACATTTCGTTCCATTGCAAGACCACGGAGTTCTTCCGCGATTGCCTTGATGTAACTATACGAATTCACATTGCTGCCGCCGCTCTTCAGTCGGGAGGACGAGCAAATATTGATGTAGTCGATGAACACGATATCCGGGGTGAAGCCTTTCTTCAGTTTCAGTTCGTCCATCAGGATTCGGAAATGGTTTGCGTTGGCAACCGATGTTGGATATTCCTTGATGATGAGTTTCCCGCTCACGCCTCGGGTGGATGCCACCAATCGCTTTTCGTACATGTCCTTGGGCAGATCGTGCAGATCGTCCATCGTGATGTCCATGATGTTTGCGTCAATTCGTTCTGCGATCCGCTCCTCTGCCATTTCAAGAGTGATGTACAGAACATTCTTGTTCTGCATCAGGCAGCAAGCCGCATGATGACACATGAACAGGGACTTGCCCACGCCTGTTCCTGCCATGATGACATTGAATGTCTTCGGAGCAACGCCGCCCTTGGTAATTAGATTGAACATCTCCAAGTCGAACGGAATCTTGTCTTCTTCACGGTGCAGGACTTCATAACGATCCTCGTAGTTCTCCAAGTAATCGTGACCAATGTTCGTGTCAAACGAAACCGCGAGAGCCTTGCTCAATATTTCAGGCAGGGCATTGGGTGTACGAACCTTGTCCTTGCCGTCAATGATGTGAATGGACTCAAGCACTGCGTTGTACAGAGCCTTGTCCTTGCAGAACTTCTCCGTGGTGTCTAGCAGCCATTGGGTGTCCTGCTTCTGTGAACGGGACACCGAATCCACGATGTCACGACATCGCTTCATCTCGTCTTCGGTGAGAGCCTTGTCACCTTCCAAAGAAATAAGGAGGGCTTCCTTTGACGGAACCCCCTTGTATTTCTCTATGAATGCCTTGATCTCTCGGAACACTGCCCGATCAGGGCGATTTGTGAAGTACTCTTCCTGAACGAATGGTGTAGCCTTCTTGCAGAATTCATCATTGTTGAGGAGTCCTGCAATCACGGTCTGTTCTACGGTACTCATTCTCGCTCCTTAGTTTAGCCCCAGTTCTTCATCAAGTTCAGCGAGTTTGTCCATCGCCTGCTGTGCCTCGTCCTTGCCATAGCAAAACTCTTTCTTGGACGCAATATCAATAGCCCGGAGAATGTCTTCATTGTAATACTTCTCGGGATTCTTGTTGATCTGAGACTCAAACACGGTCTTGCCATCAGGCAACTGAATCTTCGTTGACACCTTGTTGAAGATACCATGCTTCAACGCAATGTCAAGCAGACCGTAGTACTTGTTTAGCCCTGTCTCAAAGTTCAACTGCACATCCACCATCTTGTCCTGCTTCGTCAGGCGGCTTTTGTACGCCTTGCAGTGGATGATGTTGCCCACCACCTCGTTGTCCACCTTGTCCTTCTTCTTGGACAGGTAGATGATGGTGGAAGCAGCGTACTTCAGACCGCTGCCGCCGCCCATCTCCTTCGTGGGTACATACGCACCAACCACATCGTAGGTGTGGTTCGTCATCAGCAGAGGAATCCGTGCGTGACCCAACTTGATGGTCAGGACGCGGAACGCCGCCTTCGTGACCTGTGCGCGAGTCATGTCGCGGGTGTTCTTGCCCTCTGCGGTGTCGTTCATCTCCTTCTCGGTGGACAACATTCCAAGCGAGTCAAGCACGATCATCATGCGGGGGCGGGAGTCCTTGTCTGCTTCAAGGTACTTGTCCACCGACAGAACGCACTGATGACGGAACTCCTCAACGGTAGCCACAGGCAGAACAGCCACTCGGTCGGTGTCAATGCCACGGGACTTCAGCAGATCCGAAGTGATGGCTTGCTCCGTATCAAAGTACATGACCATCGCGTTGGGATCGGAATTCAGGAACTCGCGCACCACATTCAGGGCAAAGTAGGTCTTGCCCGTGGCTTGCTCCCCCGCAAGAGCCACGATCTTGTTGTCGGGGATTCCACCGTGGATGGAACCGCTCAATAGCGCGTTGAACGCATATGATCCGGTAGAGATGAATCCCTTTACATCGCTGCCCTCCAAGCCGTCAGAGGCTACGGTGGCGTACTTGTTTCCTGCTGCCTTCAGAATGTCCTTTAGTTTCATTTGCTTATTGCCTTTCTCTGTTCGTCAATCGTTTCCATCTCACGAATGTATCCTTCAATGATAGCCAAAGAAGCAGACTTGTCAAGCGTCATCCGCTTTACTTCAGACTGCAACCACTCCTTGCGTTTATGAAGGAGTTCCGAAATATAGTGCTTGTCTACTTCAGGCTTCATCTCAAGTAGTCAACTTGAGCGATGGCGCAGCAATATCCTTGGTTGGAACAACCAAACCTGATCCAAACGCGCTATTAAACTCGTTTGCCAATTCGTCAAGAGGCTCGGCAGTGAACAGCACGGCTTCCACGGGAATGGTAAAGCCCTGATCCTGCTTCACTGAAGCCATCCACGGAACAATTGCAAGACTTGGTCCCTGACCACCGCGACCGGGCATGGGGACAAGCATGCATGGATTCTTTATCGTATAAGCAACCGTCTTGTCGCCTTCAAACTTCATATCGACTCGGGCAATCACTTCTTCACCACTACGCATCTTCAAAATCTTCGTTACCATTTTAAATCTCCATTGTTAAGGGTTACAGTATGTAGCCTGTGTTCAGGCAAAAAGCGATTCCAAACTATTCGTTTCCTCCGGGTTCCAACCAACCGCGTCAGTAATAGCCTTCAGCGGTTCAAGAAATGTCTTTTGAAATTGAGTATCATAATCCACATACTTGTGCAGTTCGAATTCCTTCGGTAGAGAAGTGGAATAACCAATCACACCCTCACGAATAGGATTGGGTGTCTTCAAATAGATGAACTTGATCTTCTCGCCTTCTCCGATGATCCGATACTTGCGACCAAGTTTCATCTTCTTGATGAGGTGATTGTGCAGCAGTGCTGCTTTCACCGCGATGGGAGTAGCCTTCTTGTAGACGCTTGAATCAGAACTGTACTCTTGCATGTTAGACACACCACGGGGAGAAGAGATGTCCTCAACTGGCAGGGACTTGAATTCCTCTTCCGTCTTCTTCACGAACTTCTGAAGTGCTGCCTCATTCTGCATTAGAACCAATTCAATTGCGGTCTTCAACGCCTTGCGGACATACGCAGGAGTGGAGGAACGCGCAGTCTCCATGCCCATGATCTTGAACTTGGGAGTCTTGTATCTGACACCCTCTGCGTCCCATACCGACAGCATGTACCGCTTCTTGGCAGTCCATACGCCCTTCTCGGCAATGACTTCGCGTCCCATCGACATCTTGTTTTGATACGCATTCATCACAGACGCAAGTTCCGTGAACTGCTTGTCGATATACGGCTGAAGAACCCGATCACAAAACTTGTTGAGGAAATCCACGATCTTCTGTGGATCACGATCACCCTTGTACGACAACTCCACGACACCTCCTAGCCGCAAATAAACAGAGTCGGTGTCGGACGCAATCACATAATCTTCGTCTTCTGTTCCTAGAATCTTGTTCAGGAACCTGTTCAGTGCTTCTCCGATCCATTGAATGCTCAACTGACCGGACAGGGTAATGGCTTCTGCAAGTTCCACATCAAAGAACCTGAAGTATTGGTTACCGATTGCGCCGTAAGCGGAGTTCAACTGAATCTTACGAACCAACTGAAAGTTATGATACTTGGAAATCTCGTATTCGATTTTTTGCCTCTCTTCTTTGGGAGCAGACTTGTCTAATCCAACAAGACGCTTTTGCGCCTCAATCATCAGCCCCTTGTAGTGCTTGCGTTCAGCGTACATCTTTTCCATGAGTTCCGGAAGGAACCCGTGGCGATCACGGCTAAACGCGATTCCATTAGCAGCAACAGAAAGATTGTCCTGCTTTGCGGAGTTCAAATACTCGGCAGGATCAATGAATGTCTTGACCACTTCACCACGATTCCTGCTCAAGATGGAATCAGGCGAAATCATGTTTCGCTTCCATATGGGATTGGTGTTCTTGGTTTCCGGAGAGATGTTGTACTGCATGATGAGGTGGGGATACAGGGAGTTCAAGTCAAAACTAACCACCCAATCATGCTTGCCAACGATGGGATCTTTCACATACGCACCCGCGTATTGATCGTCCTTGTCGTTTTCCTTTTTCTGCGGAATCACCATGCCCTTGCTCATCAAGTGATGATGGATGATGGCATCCCATGTGCGGACTTGGGAAAACACATCCTCAAAGTTTACACGGGCTGAATACGCAAGAGCCACGGCAAGTTCCATGAGTTTCAGTTTGGCTTCTAGTTTATCGACAAGTCGCACATCCTGAAGGTTATATTCCATGAACCGCTGAAAGTCCCGCGTGTAGAACTCCTGAATGGTTTCGTATTCCGCATACGAAAGTTTCTCCTCGCCCAACTCCACCTTGGAAATGTGATTGAGGGAGTAGGACTCCTGCTTCACATAGGTGAATGTCTGATACAATTCAAAGTAGTCAAGAGTTGCAACACCGCTGATGGTGAAAGCCGTCTGCTCACGGTTCATGCGGTTAACCTTGGTTTCCCGCAACTTGCCCCACGGGGAGAGGGAGTTTGCCCATCCTTCCTCAAGACGATTCATCCGTGCCACAAGGTACGGAATGTCGAAGAATCGGATGTTCCATCCTGTCACGATGTCCGGATCAAGCGACTTCCACAGTTCAACGAATCCCTGTAGAAGTTCGCGTTCGTCATCGTATGGGATGCAGGATACTCCCTCTCCCTCAATGTGAAAGTCCCCCAAGCCTAGCACATAGGTCTTGTCTCCCATCGAAACGGTGATCGCAATCACGCGCTCATCTGCCGTGTCGGGGGACGGGAATCCGCCCTCACAGGAGGTTTCGATGTCCAAGTTGGCTATGCGGAGACTGTTGAAATCGTATTCGACTTCATGGGGAAACTCTTTATACAAGTATTGATATACGAAGTTGGTGTTTCCGTAGAACTGGTAGTTGCTCACATCCTTGAACCTGTCCATGAACTGACGGGCTTCATCAATACCATCAAACTGCATGGGTTCCACTGGCGTTCCGTAGATCGTGGTGAACTCCGTTCCGCCCTTGTGGGTGGGCAAGTACAGAGTAGGGCAGAACGGAACGCGGAGGTGCTGCCTCTGCCCGTTACGCCATCCACGGTACAGGATGTTCTTGCCACGAATGTCAACGGAAGTGTAGAAGTCCATTATCTCTCCACCAATTCGACCCAATCCTGATGAACCATGTCCTTACCATCATACCCGCGACCTGCGTTCTTCGTCAAGTCCCATAGCACACGATCTCCTACTTTAATGTCCTCGGTGAGATCCGTGCTGACAGCCACCACTGTACTCCAAATCAATCTGCTGTTGACCTTTTCTGTATAAATGATTCCTGCTTCGGTGGTCTTCTGACCGCCCAAACTGGTTTGTACTGCGATCCATTTTCCAATTGGCTTAAATGTGTTCTTCATACAAATAGACTTTCTAGTGTTGGGGTTGTTGATTCTTCGATTTTTACACCACGCTTCTCAGGCAATTGTATTCCGTCTTTGACCATCTTGGCTTTCTTTCGTACAGAACTATTTTGCAGAGCGGAAATCCACCGCAAATTCTCTAAACGATTATCTAGAGGATCATTGTTTATGTGATCTATCAGCACACTTTCCCGAATGAATTGCTTGGCAGTTTCGGGCGTTGCATTCCAATCATTCTCGGGAATAGGGGGATATTCGTCAATAGGGCGAAACGCCTCCATGACAAGTCTGTGGACTCTGACGGTAATGCTTCTTGACGAATACTTGTACTCCTCACCAAAAAAATCGGTAGAGGGAATCCGTATGCTAACACACAATCCTGCCCAATTTTTCCAAGGTTGACCTGTGGTATTTGGTGTGAGAATTTCATTGGTGCTTATTCTTCGCACTCTGCCCTGATCGGAAATAGAATAATCGGGAATCACCTTGCCGAATCTTTTGAGAGGCAACCATATTTCCTGATCGCTCATTCGAATATCTCCTCAAGAGTTGGTTTAATGTTTTCTTGGATTCGCGTTTCCGCTAGTTTCACATATTCAGGATTCAATTCGCATCCAACAAAGTTGCGCCCATTCTTCAGTGCCACCACAGCAGTGGTGCCGCTGCCTGTGAACGGATCAAACACCGTGCCTCCTGCGGGGCATCCTGCAAGCACACACGGCTCAATCAGGTTCTCGGGGTACACCGCAAAGTGTGCGCCTTTGTAGCCCTTGGCGTTCACCGTCCATACTGATCGCTTGTTCTTCTTTTCGCCACCACTCACGGTGGTTTCCTTGACCGCTTCGTGATCGTAGTAGTACTTGGGCTTCTTGGACAGCAAAAAAATGTATTCGTGTGTCTTCGTGCAGCGGTCTTCCACGCTCTCGGGCATGGGGTTTGGCTTGTGCCAGATGATGTCCTGCCGCAGATACCACCCGTCCGCTTGCAGAGCAAACGCTACGCGCCACGGAATCCCGATCAAATCCTTGGATTTAAGCCCTTCGGGAACTTTGCTACCCCTGCCCCCGTATCGTTCATCATCGGTGCAGTAGTCTCCCTGCACGGACTGACGAACCTGATAAGTTCTATTTGCTGCGTAGGTGTCTCCCAAGTTCAACCACAGCGTACCGTCATCACGCAGGATGCGGCGCACCTCGCGGAACACTTCGGTCATCTTCTGCACATAGCCGTCCACGGTGTCCTCTTGACCGATCTCGGCTTCTCCTCCTTGATAATCACGAAGCCCGAAGTACGGTGGCGATGTAATGCAAGTCTGAACGCAGCCGTCAGGCAGCGTCTTCATGCCCGTAATGCAGTCGCCAAGAATGATGCGGTGTGTGTTCATGTTCCCCTCACTTTAGGATACGGCTTGATGATGTCTGCGTTCCGAGTCTCAAACTCACGCCGCAACTTTTTTGTTTCGGCTTTTGTGGCACCCAAAACGAATGCATACTTGTGTTTGCTTGGCATGGTGATCTTCGTTGCACCCTGCTGCTTCTTCTTGGAGTGTTCCCGCAACTGCTTTTCCACGCTGTCGGGGATATTCTCCCACAGCATGCGTTGATCGTTGTTCCAATCCTTTTCCCATTCGATCCCCAATTCCTTGGCATACTTTTTGTACGCGGAACGAACCCGGAAGAATCGGTCGCTCACCACCTTGCCCGTATACGGATTGATGTACCGTGTGGTGGTTCCGCTGTCGTTGCCCAAGTAGTAGAAGTTACACGCTTGGTAGATTGTGCCCAACTCCTTCGCAGTGGGATCGGAGTAAGCGGTAAACAGGCGGTACGGTGAGTTCTTCACCATCCACCCACAGCACCACATAAGAAAAGAACTTGCAAGATTCTTTGGACTCCAAGACACGCAAGCACCACGGCTGATGAGCCTTTCTATTTTCTTGGTGTCTTCGCCAAGCAATTTTGAAAATGCGTTTGGAAGATTCATCAAGCACACACCCGCAAGAATGTCTTTGCCCACCAACCCCTGATCGGGATCGTGATAGTACGCACCAAACCAATGGGTGGTGTATTGGGAAAGTGTCCCTAGCCATTCGTGACGCTTGATGAACTCCACCGCTTCTGCCTTGTCCGCATCGGAAACGATGGGACGAAAGGTGAAATCAGAAACACGGAGGGTCTTGGCGACCTCCTCCGTGATTCCTGCGGCTTTAAGATCCTCCTCCCGGTTGCGGAGGCGGATGTCGTATTGCCAACAGTGGTTCTTTTCGTACTCGCGTAGGCAAGCGTCTTGGGCTAGTTCATCCATTAACAATCTCCGTACTTCACACCACGCTCAAAGTACCGCTCTTCGTGCTGCTCAAATCCAAAGCACTCCCGTGCGTAGTCAAGAATGATCTGCTTGTCAAACTTGTTGCATGAATACACATCAAGCGTGATGAAGTGGGTGGGTTCAATGGAATGAATCTGAATGCCGCTCTCAATAAGCGGAACCCAACCGCTCACCCCTGCCTTGTTGGGGTACACCTCCACGCCGTTGTGGGTGGGAGCATGGATCACGAAAGGCTGACTCATGCGGGTCATGCCGATCTTGTCCACAACGCGCTCAAGAAAGCGGTAGTGCAGTTCCAAGTCATCCGCTGCTCCTGCGCGGCAACGGTACATGTCAAGGTAATACGAATATCCGAATGGCTTGTTCACTTGGTCATCTCCTTTACAATCTTGTTCCAATACTTCACGGTCGCGCTGCGCTTGTGTCCACGCGGTCCACCATTGTGGATACGCGCCAACTGCTCAAGGGTCGCACCCTTCGGTGCGTATCGCGCCCAATACGCACGAATGATCTTTTCGGCATACGCCTTGTTCATGCAGTCCTTGTACTCCCCGCCGATGGACGGGTCGTGTTCCACAGCATCCTGCCAGTACTCACGCCAAATCTGATACGGGCCAATAGCCTTCCCGCCGTCACCAACGAGGTTCTTTCCCCGATTGGACTCAACAGTGTACATGGCATCCAAGAGATTGTCAACGGTGTAGCACTCCACAGGAAGTGGCAGAACGGGATATGGCTTGCCGTTGGCAGGGGGAGCAGCGAGAAGCACGGTAGAGAGAATCAAACCAAACATGGTGTGTGAACCTTTCTGTATTCAAGTAGTGCCAAGTCCTTTGCCTTGGCTTCAATCATCACATCGTACTCTACTGTATCCGACAGCAGAGGAATCTCTTCACGAATGTAGTCCGAGTGGGCTTGCGGTCGCGCTCCCGCCTTGGACTCCGAGTAGTGTACTTTCGGGATTTCACAGAATCCCTGCCATGTACGGAACGCCATGTCAGCGGCTTCTCGCAGCGACTCCTGATGGCAGAAGCGGTGGTGGTGGATGTCCAACACTAGTTTCACGGTGCAGTGCTTGCCAACTTCTTTGAATAGTTCCGTCATGCTCCACATCGTGGGCTTGTCATCGTTCTCAAGGGTAAGCCGCCGCTTGATGCTGTCGGGCAGTCGGGAGAACTCGCGGAGGAACCGCCCTGCGGTTTGGTGCTTATCGCCGTACACGCCGCCCATGTGGATGTTGATAGCAAACTCGTCACCGTAGCCCAAGATGTCGGCAATAAGCGAGTGCATAGCCAAAGACTTCACGCTCTTCTCCACCGTATGCGGATCAGGCGAGGCAATGCAAGTGTACGGACCGGGATGGCACGACAGGCGCATCTTGTTCTGCTTGGCGTACCAACCCGCCATGATCAGCGATGCGCGGATGGAGGCTTCGTGTTCAGGCAGCAAGTCCGTGATCTCGTAGCCAAGCGTGGGGTGATCCATGAACGGAAACATCCCGCTGCCAATACGGAAGAACTTGATCCCGTTGGCTACATTCCATTCGAGGATGGGGAGAAGGTCGGCGGCGTTCCGCGCACCGAGTTCTCCCACCCTCTCTATGGAAAACCGATCCATACGCAAGGTACGGTCGGTGAAGAGTCTGTCCTTTGCCTTGCGCCCTTCACACAGAGACAGATTTTGGCAAGCGTAGCCGAGGTGTCGGATCATGCCCCAATCTTACCGCCACTAATATTTGAGTCAAGGGGTTTGGAGGTATTTTCTGCATCTTTGTCTTTTAAATATGCGGCAAGCAGAACCATATAATTAATTACATCCACGCAGGTGTCCATGAAGGACTCGTCCTGCACATTCATCTTGCCAGCGTGAATGAAAGAGGACAAGCGGCTCATCTTGTCGGTTAACCGCACCATGAAGCCCTGCTCGGTCTTGCAGATGCCCATAGACTCCACGCGGGTAAAGTTGGCAAAAGGCTCAACTCCTTCCTTGCCAGCGTAGTCGCGGTTCTTCTTGCTCATCAGTTCGCGGGCTTCTTTCGTGATCTCTTCGTGAAACTTCAGTAGTTCATCGCGTGTCATGTCAGGCTCCCTTGTTAGCGTCCCATGAAAACTGTCCCGTACTGCCGAATCCGCCTTCACGCTGCGTCTTCCGCTGCGGAGGGGAGTCTAGTGCGGTGAACTCCACTGGCTGATTCCGCACCAGTTCTGCCTGACAGATGCGTGATCCGTTGGGAACCGATACAACACAGGAAGAGATAGCGGTCACCATGATCTTCAGTTCATCGGTGTAGTCCGAGTCAATCACGCCTTCTGCATTCGCAAGCACCAAACCTTCCTTCAGGGCAAGTCCGCTACGAGCATGGAGGCGCACAGAATAGCCTTGGGGAATGTCCAAGATGAGTCCCGTGGGAATAAGGAATCGCCACCCGGCAGGAATGTCCAAGACTCCTTGAGTGGGGTGCAGTTCCATCTTTACATTTTGTGGGCCGTATGCAACCACGGGCTTGTGGGCTTCCCAATCATTCCAAGAGTTGTCCTTGTCGTGATGGAACCGGGCACAGATGTCAAAACACGCAGATCCGTCCGTTGCAAACTGCGGAACCGTGGCACCTGTATCGGGAATGCAATAGAAACCAAGTTTGGGTTTGTCCATGATGTAGTCTCCTTTGAGGGAATTGTATCACAAGTATCAGGCGTGTCAAGTAACTCGGAACCCCATTAGGAATCTTCCCAACAGCGCATCTCTATCAGAAACATTTCTTATTGTGAAGTCACGAATGACCTTTGTTCCGGACGGCTTGAATATTGTAGGTGTTGACGAGGTAAATCCTGCCTGAACCCGGAACCAATAGTTCCCTGCTACCGAGTCAAACGGAAATGTTATTCCCGTTGAACCGCTCATAGCAGTAAGACCAAGCAATCTATCAAAAACAGAACCCGTAGAATTGTCTACTGCCGTTGGAGTTCTCCTGATCTCCGTGGTGTAATATATGGATGAAATGGTTTCTGGATAATTACCGTCAGGGAAATTAACACCGCCTGCTCCACCACTTATAGTGTTGCTCCATGTAACACCGATCACTATCGGTCGCTCTGTATCGTACACTCGCGTCAGCAGATTCTGAAAAAAGATAAGACCAACACCAGCAGACATAGAATTTGATATGTTATTTGTTTGTGGTCGGAAAACAGATGCGGTTGCGTCCCATGTGAATATTGTACCGTCACAGGTCTGCTTCAACACAGAAACTTTGTTTCGCTGATATATTCTTGTGCCGAATCGCTCGTCTGTTTTAAACACCGATTTGCGTTTTGCAAGATACAGTTTTACACCCGACTCTGAATCAAGTTTAAAAACAGACCGCTCTTTGAATCTGTATATTTTTACTCCATCGGGTTTAGGCTTCACGGAGAAAGAATAAGACAGAACGCGAATTTTTCCGTGATCTATTCGTTTCGGTTTGACTGAAAACTTGTCATATCGTACAAGCAGTTTTCCTTCAACCTGTTTGGGTTTTACCGAATAAACGGCGTTTTTGATCTTTAGTTTCATCGGGTGGTTTTTGGAGCCACAACGAATCGACCTTCCATCAATTCGTCCGTGGTGACTCCCTTTGTGAGATCAAGGGAATATCTCCATGTTCCTGCGCGAACATAACCCATAGTTGTGGCATCAGCGGTTATGAGAATTCCACCAGTGAAAACCGATCCGGTTTCACCTCTATTCAAAAATATCCCGCCGCTGCCGCTGATTCCGGTGGTTGCCCCGAACTCTCCGGTGCTTCCACCGCTTGTGACACCGAATGTGGTAATAGCAAGATACAGTTTTGAATAGTCGTCACTCGGACGAACATGCAACCGTGCAGTATAGCCAGTCAGATCCACAGCATTGCCGTTTTCATCATAATATTCGGCATGAAAATTGAGGGTGGAATGCTGTTTTGTGTGGATGTCGTACTGTGCTGATGCCATTACTTCTTCCTCTTCTTGAAGCGGTTTGCTCTAGGAGGTATGTAGGCAGACTTCATCTCCGTGACCGGAGGAACGGTTAGTGCTGTTTGCTGAGGCAGGGTAATCATCGGAATAGTGTTCATTTGATGGGTAAACGGCACCATTCCCTGCTGCATCAGCATTTGCTGCTGCTCCATTCTGCGCCGCTCTTCCAATTTTTCAGCGTATGCAGCATGGTTCTTCTGCACTCGTTCGACTTCATTCTGCGGAAGGCGATTCTGCTTCAGCAGTGCCTCGGAAGCAGCAAATCCAGTGGCGTAGTCATGGACATAGTATGCCGTGGCAGAAAGTTCGTCCAGTGCCATCCACTTGTACACATTGGTGTCAATAAACAGGATGTCGTGCTGCGGGAACGGAATCTGCGCCGCTTCCTTTGCAAACATATACGCTGCACGGGGGCGACCCATCATACGCAGGGTTCGTGCAATCGCGTGTAGCGGCTCGGCACGGCACGGGCGGTAGTCGTAGGCATCAAGCAGTTTCTGCTGAATGACGGGCCATTCCTTTTCCTGTGCCATAGCGATGAGAGCCACCCGGAACAGCGAGTAATAGCACTCCTCTTCCCATCCGCCCATCTCCACCCGCTTGTAGTACGCCTCCGTAGCCTTGTCCCACTGCTGCGAGTCAAAGTACGATTGCGCGAGATAGAACTGATACCGGGTGTTTCCGGGTTCGGTCTTCAGGGCTTCAAGCAGAACCTCTGCGTCCTTAGAATACTTTTCGATGGGCGTGACATTGGCGTTTCGGGCACCAAGGGTACGCGCCTCAAGATAGTAGTCGCCTTCAATCTTTTCCTGTGTCAGCGGCTGCTTCTCGCAGTGTGCGTATTCATGCAGGATTCCCACATACTTCCATCCGATACCTGTCTTGAATATCTGATTGCGCCACCAGATGCACTGATCCCGACCGCACTTCAAGGCGTATGCATCAGCGGTCAGATTCTTGTTCTGTGGATACTTAAAGTCTCCAACTATGCGATCATCAGCATCAATCATCCATGCGTAGTCGGCTTTGCCGATGCAGAGATCAAGGGCTTCTGTACGGTTGTGACCGAAACCCACCCACGGGCGTTCATGCAGTTCTCCGGGAATGCCCTTTTCCGCAAAGTACTTTTTGATGAGTTCCTGTGTTCCGTCCGTGGAACCTGTGTCAACAATAACCCAATAGTCAATGTGCTTGTAGACAGAATCAAAGCACTCATGGATAATGTTGGTTTCATTCTTGACGATCATTGAGAGGCATACCGTGGACATTCACTATTCTCCAAATCAGTGTTTATTTCGAACAGAACGGATATTCCGTAAAAGATAGATCGGGACGATCATAACCATTGACAAAATCAAGACCAGTGATTGGAAGAGGGGTTTTGTTAAGACCGTGTATTGCACAATCCTCTTTCCGTATGTAGGTCAGTTCAGCAACCGTTGGCATTTCTTTACCTTCTACTTTTGTGTATTCCGCAGAAGTATTGGAGTGGAAATGTACGAGATAGTGAGTCTGATTGATTTTTTTCAGTCCTTCATGGACATCCGTGGTATCAAATCCAACCGTGCTTTCCCAGTTCCATGTGCTTGGATCAGGAAACAATCCGTGGATCTCAATTACAAACTGTTTGATGTTGGAAAAGTTCTCAAACGATCTTATCCACTTCCACTCATGCCCCTCAATATCCATCTTCATAAAGATGTTTTTGTACTGCTTTGTTTCGTTGTTGAGGTTGGTGGTCTGTTGAGTGTTGGACACCCCTATGTTGCGATGGACAAAATATACATGACTCGGAAATAGCGGATAGAAATTGATGAATCCATCAAAAATCAATCCGGTCATGTTTGGTCTGTTCTGCAAAAATTCAAAATCGAAAGAGGCGTTTCCTCCAACACCACACCCGATGTAATGGTCGTAATCGTATCCATCTACTACAACATAACCACCATCTCCCGTAGGAACGCTTGATCCAAATCTTCGCTTGGTGTTGACCGGGCTGTATACAACTAGTTCATCTAGTATTGCTTTATACATTTTCCCGTATCCAATCTGTTAGTTGAATTTTTGAATTCCATCTCAGTTCTGTTTTTGCCTTGGAATTGTCTGCCAGCGTGATTCTTGCTTCTCCTAGCCGTGGAGGAATATTGACGCGATCACCGCCAATCATGTCTGCGATCTCGTTCACGGAGTAGTTGACCCCTGTTCCGATATTGTAGACTTGACCCCAATCCCAAGTGTTGTATACCCTGCATCCCCCGGTGTCCTTCACTTGATAATCGGGAGCAGTGAAATTTGCGGCAAGAACATTTGCCTCTACCACATCACTCACATGGGTAAAGTCTCTGCGCTGATTTCCGTCACCAACAATCGTCATCGGTTCTCCTGCTGCCTTTTGGCGCAGGAAAATGCCAATCACTGGAGCGTATTGACCCTTCAAAGGCTGACGCTCACCGTACACATTGAAATATCGAAAAATCACAGTCTCCAAGCCATATAGTCGGGTGTACATCTTGCACAACTCTTCTCCGCTTACTTTGCTGACCGAATACGGATTCAGGCAATCCGTTGGCATGGTTTCCTTTAGAGGAGGAATATTTTTCAATCCGTAAGAAGCGGATGTGGATGAATACATTACCCGCTTTACCCCTGCTTCTCTGGCACATTGAAGCACCGTTGCGGTTCCTAGGGCATTCACTTGAACTGCCTTGAGGGGATTCACGATGCATGGCTGAATGCGGGCTTCGGCAGCAAGGTGGAAAACAAAGTCTACGCCTTCATACAGAGGACGGGTTGATTCGTAATCCAATATATCGTATTTGTAATTCTTTGCAGCAGGATTCCAATAGAACTGCTCGTTTGCATCGGATGATTCGTTGTCGATGACGATTACTTCATGCCCTTCGCTCAACAAACGATCAACCAAATTCGATCCAATAAATCCTGCTCCACCTGTCACTATTGCTTTCATGCTGTCTCCGTTTCGATCAAGTCAGATAGACTTGCTTGAACTTGTTCATCACCTTTTCCGGCTCGTATTCACGATAAGCATTCCAATCACGATTGCTGACATCGCTCTTGGAGATGTTCAGCAGAATATCTATAACATCTTCCTTGGTGTTGTAGTAGATTCCCGTTTCTCCCAATATATCAATGTGACTTCTTTCGGGAGATCCCCACCATGTGATGACAGGCTTGTTCTTTATTGAAAATTCTCCGCATGCCATGCCGAAAGATTCTCCAACAGTTCGGGCGTGAAGCATGGCATCGCATGTGTTTATGAACTTTACTTTGTAGTCCGAATCCGTGGAAGGGGGCAAGAAAATCACCCGTTCGTGATCTATGAATTTCTCCGTGCATTGAAACACAAACCAAATGTCGGATCGTTCGTCAATGACCTCTCGGATTGCTTCCTTCACGAAAGGTATGTCGAATGTCTCAAGACCACCGTTCCGAGCAAACACAAAAGCGTCCGCAGGAATACCCAACTGCTCACGAAGATCATCGTGCCCTTCAGGAAGGGTAACAATATAGGGAACGAACGGAACACGGTTATCTATAGTCTTGCACAACCATTCTGAAGCCATAGCAAACACATCACCGTGAATGTCTTGAGGTGTGCATACCGCTATAGCATTCACTAGATTTTTGCAGACTGTTGAAATGATTCCGTCACGCCGTCCGCATTTCTCCATGAAGAAATGAGTGCAGCCGTTGGCTTGTAGTATTCCATCTATCTGACTAGGATCGGTATACGGAAACACTTTGCCGCCGAATGTATTGCTGAACTTCTCTACAACCGATGGATGGTTTGCACGATTGTTTCCGTTGTACATTATGATCGGCTCTACGCCGAGCAGTTCTCGTCCCCAATAAGCCCAATTGTAAACTGCTAGAGTGGTTCCAAAAAGCGAAAGAGAATTGTCGTGAAAGGCTATCTTCATATTAAATCCTATTATGGTACTGCTCCATCCCAACCCGGAATGCTGCGTAGAATTCCCAAGTTGTAATGGAATCGTTCGATATTGAACCCGTAGTGATCTGTGAATTTTTTGAAATTAGTCTCTATGTGCCAATGCCCAATCGTTCCGGCATTTTTCTGCAACCACTCAATATACAGGCAGCATATTCCCTGCATCGACCCCTTACTGCCAATCAACACCTGATCCGTCATGCCTCCATGATCGCAGTTGTTGAACCAAGGAACCATGACCTTATCGGGGCTTTCCTTAACCTTGTCTTTCAACAATTCGATTGGTAGAGGCTGAGGATCACCGGAGTCACCATAAGCAGAAAACTGCGGTGGAAACCTCCCTAAGAATGTATCAACGCGAGTCTTTATGACTAGATCGTACTTGGTGTTTGTTTCATTGGAATACTTTTCAAACATCTCGTACACTCGTCTTGATGTGTATGCTTGAGAAAAATTGGTTCCAATGTAGTTGTTTTGTTTGGTCAACTCTCCCACCGGACTGCTATCGTATTCCTCTACATCACAGGAAACAACATTCATATGCTGTTTGAGATCATCTATGGTGTACAGGGTGTTTCTCATAATTCTGGGTTTATTGTCATTTTCCCATCCGGTTTTGTTTTCTCCACTCCATGTGTGGCAAAAAACATCAGTCTTATCAGCATCATAAAACTCCGGATGCTTGGACTTCCAATCAGGAATAGCACGATCTAGTGATCGCAAATGACCAGTAAACAGAATGGCTATTTTTGATTTATTCATGTCAGGTGTTTTGTAAATTCATAAATGAATGAAAATCATCTCTGACGAACGAATTAGGAGAAGCATCTCTTCCGCGTGGTGGAAATGGGTGATTCATGTCTAGATGCATCATAGAATCTATCAGTCCTTGATACTTCAAATTCGCACCAAAAATCGAATGACCATCAATAGAGTGGGACGAATCAAGCAAGTGTTGCAAGTTTGTAAGCATTGCAGAATACTTTTTCATGTTTTCTCCTCCTCCAACTGCAAACACCGGATTCTGAACTTTCAATCCGTTGGACATGTACTGATCCATGTTAAAATCTGATTGGTATACCTTCGACTTGTCCAAAGAGTCAAAATCTAATCTGACATTCAGAGCAACATCGAATCGTGTACATATCACCCAATCGTAACATTGTCCTGTTGATTGTTCGTATTCTATCCTCTTCAAATCAGAAAAATAAACACTGTGATAGTGGGAGTAGTTCGAATACACATATTCTGGCGGTGCCGAGCCGTCCTTAAACTGCTGAACAAAATTCCAGTCCAAAGGAGATTCAAACATGAAAGATTTTGGAGAATATAGATCAATGATTCTCTGTTTGAAATTTCTTATAGATTTGGAATAGTCCCATGTATGGAAAAAAACATCAACCGAGACATCATCTCTTTTTAGGAGATTTTTGTTTTGATAGTCTATAGAAACAGGAGAGCAGTCGGTCAGGAGTCCTAGCCCCCTAGCCTGTCCGTGTAGACATAAAGCAACTTTCATCCTACTCAAATGATTTTTACCCCTTGGTTGTGATTTTTGATGGAATCCACTATCTCATCTTTATACTGAGCGACCCGCAAAACAACGCAAGGCTCTTCTTCTTGTGCTATAAAAGATGGATTGTACACCATCAAATTGGTGCCGTAAAGGAACTTTCCGTTTTTGCTCTTGTCGTTGTCCAAAACACCAATTATCGAATCGGTATTAAGACCCGAAGCAATAAGCATTTGCGTGAAGATGTGTGCCCCAAAGCAGTACATCTTTTTCCCAATGGTTTGAAAATTGATGTTTGCAACATCCTTGAGAAGATTTTTTACGAATGTCTCGTATACAACTCTTGCTTTTGATATGTCTACGGGAAACTCCGGTGATGAGGCTGTTCTTTTTAGAAGATAGAAGGAATTATGTTTTGAAAAATCATGTCTGTCTACAACTTGAAGTCCAGCCATACCCACCATGAAATTCATATAGTCGTGGCTGATGTAGTATGTGTGTTCAAAATTCAGCGCATTCAAAAATCCATCTTTCAACTGCTGTTCTATATTAGGAACAGAAACAACTACGACACCATCAGCAGTCAATATATCTTTGATTTTCGAAAGAACCTGAACCGGATTGTAGAAATGTTCTAGTGTATGTGATAAAACAGCAGTATCGTATTTCTTGTCTGATTCAATGTTCTCAATGTAATCTTGAATTGTGCTTACCTTTGGATTGCTTTCGCACAGATAAGATCCAACAGACACATCGCAGACTGTGTATGATTCGACAGACGAAGACTTGCAAACGGCGTTTGCTATCTTCATGTTTGCTCCACCAATGTCAATAATGTTCTTTGCACCAGTTGAAATTACAAATTCAGACAAAGCCTGATTGTGCAGTTCCCATGTTTTTCCTATTGCTGGATTGTGTGGGTGCTTGTAGAGAACTTGTGGATCAACAAGCCCACTGAGTTGTACACAACCACACTTAATGCAGGAACAAAACTCCATATCTTGATAGAGTTCAGGCTCACTCTTGTCGGTAACTCCCATGTATACAGGAAAATTCTTGAATACCTGAACGAACCTCAAATGTCCAGAACACAACACACAGTTAGTTCTCTTGACCATGTGTGCTTTCCTTTATGGGCGCATGAAATCTTCGTACAGTTTATTCCCTAGAGAATCCATCTGCTCAAAGAATTGCTTGCTTAGTCCAATGTTGTCTTGGGTCGTTTCGGGGCAATAGTCCTGAACTGCGCCTTCGCAACGAGAATACAACTCATTCCAATATGTCGGGAACTCTTCCCAAAGATCACCCTGTTCAATCAAATCCCACACGCGAGTTCCAATTGTCGGGACAGTTCGATAGTAAACTGAATCCTTTAGACCTTTGATAGTTCTCATGCTGCCCGTGATTACTGCTTGGTGTTTCTTGAATTTCTGTTCGCAGAGGTACTTGAGATGTGCATTAGCATCAATTCCAGCCTCTTCCATTCTTCCGGGAATAATACTGGCATAGGAGACATTCTCATAACTCAATGCCTTGATGATAGTTCCGCTATCGGATATTCCAGTGACATTCAAATACAGGTTCTTGAACGCACCAAAGAGTCCGGTGTTCCAGAAAACAGGTCGATCAGTTTCTCGTAGAATGTAACTGAAGTGCGGTATCTTCAGAGCAATCTTGCTCTTTCCAGTATCGAACTTTGAGATTAGATTTGCCCATTCAACGATGTTGGCTGGATTCATGCAGGAATTTGGAACCTGCACATAGATCAACGAATCTCCACCACAGATTTCATCCATAGTATCGCTCATGCTCTTCACTAACTTCTCAAGTTCTGCCACTGTATGGCAGTTAACCTTGGCTAGAGCGTTTGGATTTGTTGTTATGCCCAAGCAGGACTTAGATGATACTTTCTTGCCCAACTTGTCCCAAATGCGCTTTATGGCTTGCGTGTCTGCGGTGTCAAAGAAAAATGCCGGAAGTACTGTTTCTGCTGTGTTCATGGTTAAGGATTCTCCGCTGTTCTGTCGCCTTTTGCAAGTCGATCTTTAATTGCTTCCAATGAGGTTTTCCAATCAGTGTGACGATGAACGGCATCGTCTATGAATAGGTCTGCGTGTGGCTTGCTCCACCATATCTCATCATAAGGTATCTGGTGTTTTTCCAACCAATCAAATAAAATCTTGCCTTGTTTTCCTAATACTTTTCCCTGATTTCCTCCACATGTTCTCATGTGTCTGCCAGTATGTAGGATGATGGTATGACCCTCGGACTTCAACCATCTGATGATATCCACTGCTTCCTGAAAAGGAAGAACATCTGAATATGTCATGTTACCCAATTTCCGTTCGCATACGGTGTTGTCTAGATCAAAAGCGAATATCACTTGTTGCTACCTCTCTGCATAAAAACATTCACATCTTCCGGTGTTCCTAGAGGAACAACAGAATTCACCATATGGACATGAACTGGTTGTCCTATGTTTGCATGATGCTTTGGAACCATACTAATGTAGTACTCTTCCTTGCCCCTAGCACCAACAGGATTAACATTATGCATGATAAAGTCTGCGTAGTTTCTAAACTGATCTACCCTAGAGAAATAAAATGCTCCAACAAGCGCGGGATAGTTGACCCACAGATCGTCTTTCTCTTTTATTTCTACAGCCAATCCATTTTTCATTCTTGCATTTGACCACTTATTGGGAAGGGTTTTGCTGGGATCATCAAAGCAGCAAATAGCCATTGTGGTAAGATCGTTTGGAAGAGACTGAAAAAACTCATCCATACCGCAGTGATCGTATTTGTTGTCCGAATCCAAGAAAAGTATTGGCTGATTTGAAAAATGCAACTTATCGCAAGCGAGTCTAGCAGTCTCTAGATTTCCGCGAGTAACCTTTTCAAAAGGAATGATGGTGATGTTATTTCCATAAACTGATTTCAAAAATTCTCCAAGACCGTCCTCTAGATGCTCCAACAGAACGGCAAAACAAAGGTTCACATCGGAACTCTGTCCCCTTCCGTCATGTCGAATGAATGGACATGATTCAGTAGTCCATTGAAGAATAGTCTTTCCATTGACCATCACCATAGGCTTTGGAACACGATATCCCTTTTCCGTGAATCTGCTGCCCCTGCCTGCCATCAATACCACAATGTTTAGCATAGTTGTTTCACTGCCTCGTTTAGAGTTTTGATTCCTGTCAAGTACATTATCATCTGACGCTTTTCGCTATCGTAGTGTCGGGCACACATTCCAACAAATATCAGCCCCTCAACCAAACGGATCAGGTCAATGTTTTTATCTGCAAATGTTTGCATGTAGGCATCAAAAGCAAGATCCTTGTTCTTGTTTGAGAACAGATAAGCATTGTATACACCACGCGACTCCCTTTCCACAGAAAAACTGTCATTGATGAATAGTTCATATCCACCCTCAACAGAATGCAGAAGTTTTGCGTAATCGTACATGGTGTCTCCGTAAACACCTCTTGCACCAAAAGAGCCTCGCATGTCTATGAATCTGGCACCAACCTTCGGGTGATACAGTATGTTGCTGAAACACATGTCCCCGTGAATCATATTTCTGCGATAGGAAAGAAGGTGCTTTTCGATCAGGGATTGCACCTTGAACCACAGACCCTCAAAATTAGTGTACTCTTTGCCGTTGATTACTAGTTTTTCGGAAGAAAAAAGTTCACTGTCATAGTAGGTCTTCTTTAAGTTCTCGTACTCGGTTTTTGTCTTGGTAATGTACATCGAAGAAGCATATTTTTCAGAATCATCACTGTGTTCTGTATGCTCTCTCATCAAATCTATGGCACTCTTTAGATTTGAAAAAACAGAACCCCAATCAAACACTTCGTTGCACATCATGTGCTGACCAAGATTTTGATATGGGTAGTACTCAAGAACAAGGTTGTGTTTTCCATCTTTAGTGTAGAAATCTTTCTTTCTAGGAAAGAGATGCAGCACATCCGATGGGATGGAATCGTAATAGAACACTTCATCCGATAGCCTATCAGAAGCACTGCTTTTTCTGACAAGACCGAAAGGCAGTAATTCTATGCTGTTATAGGCTCGCGTGTTGAATGACTTTTCCATACTTATGCTCAATGATTTCATCAATAGAGATCATGTTCAACTGAAAACGCTTTGCCAGTTCTTCTAGTTGTGGGAGTCGTGCCATTGAACCATCATCGTTCATAACTTCGATAATGATTGCTACTGGCTTGACTCCTGCTAGCAGACACAGTTCAACACTAGATTCCGTGTGTCCTTGTCTCTCTTGGAGTAGACCGGGACGGGCACGAAGCGGAAACAGGTGACCGGGCTGTGCAAAGTCGCTAGGAACACTGGTTTCACTGACAAACTTCTGAATGGTAACCATTCTGTCGTTCACGCTCACTCCCGTTGACACGCCCTCTGATGCATCAATACTGTTCGCAAAAGGCGTAACAAACTTGTCTAGTTTGTTGCTCTGCATCATAGGAACGGACAGACGCTCCAATCGGTCTGCCATACATGGAAGGCACATGATCCCACGCCCCCACTTTGCCATGAAAGCCAATGTCTCAGGAGTTGCCATCTCTGCTGCAAGCATGAGATCACCCTCGTTTTCACGATCATAACTGTCTACGATTATCACAGGCTTTCCTGCCTTGATGTCACTCACGATTGTTTCCATATTGTTTGAAGTCTTCATTTCAATCAATCCTCATTTGGTGCGTAAGAGTATTTAGCGAACCCGTATTGAACGGAACAAAACAAACCCGAGAAGATCATGCAAATGTTTATTTGATCTGTATCAAGCCACTCCCCATAGAGGATGCTTCGTGTAGACTTCTCGGTATCTGTCCACATCAGAATCCTCTCGGAGAACATCAATATGTAGTCTCTGCTGACTACGAACCTCAATCCCATTCAGAACAGAATAGTTGTAATTCAGCCTACAACTGTCCAACGGATGAAGGCTGCAATTAAATGTTGAATCAACCGCTGTTAAAAATCCGGAAACATCTTCATACATGTTTCCCATCTTAAGTACATTCTGTCGGTTTGAACACATGAATATGTCGTATATTCGATTGGGATGATATGCTTGAGGTGAGTCGTTGTGCCACAAAAAATTGCCGTGATCTGTAAAGCACTGTGGCGGTTCGGTCAGCCAAATCAAGTCAGGTCGAATCAATGTATAAGACATGGGATCGAATGAAATATCTTTTCCGTCTTCTATCATTTTGTCACACACTTGCTTTCTCAAGAAGGAGTGTGGAACCGAACAACCAAAATACTGACATGACTGAAATTGAGCATACTCCGTAGGAAGACCAGATAGGAAATCTTCGTAGTCATACAACCATATGTTGTTTGTCTGAAATACATCCTTCACGCAATCCAATGAGATTACTTCATCCGGATTAACATCTGTTGCTATGCCAGAACTGATTGAACACGCCGACTTTCCACGATTGCTCCAAAAACATCCATAGACCAAAACATCATATGCATCAAAAAACTTTCTCCAACTTCTAACAACCGGAAGCGAGTCGAATGTTCTGAGTTGACCAGCAAAAAGAAAAACCAGTCGTGGCTTGCTCATCTGTTGATTTCGACAGTAATCATGGAATCAAGAGTATCAGATAGATTATGTTTGATAGACCATTCTGAATAATGACTCTTAAATTTGCTCAAATCACTTATGTACCAGATATGATCTCCGATCCTGTTGTTTTCCGAAACCGTATATTGATTCCACCCCAAGCCCGTCTTTTGGTTTACCATATCTATGGCTTCTAATATGGAACAAGAATTGTCTCTTCCTCCTCCAGCATTATAGACTTCACCACATCGTGGATTCTTGTGAAAATGCCAAAACATATTAACCAGATCGTAACTGTGGATGTTGTCTCGGACTTGTTTTCCCTTGTATCCAAATATAGTGTATGGTTTGTCGTGTACCATACACTTTACAAGATAGGACAAGAATCCGTGCAATTCCGTTCCCGCATGGTTTGGTCCGGTGAGGCAACCACCACGGAACACACCTGTCTTAAGACCAAAATACCGCCCGTATTCCTGACACATTACATCTGCTGCTACCTTTGAAGCACCAAACACTGAATGCTTTGTGTGATCTATGGACATGGTTTCGGGGACAGCGTAGGGGCACGACCAATCATCAAAGCATTCGTATCGTGTTTTCTGTTCCACGATCTTCAAGTAGTTGGGTCTATCTCCGTACACCTTATTTGTAGATGTAAACACGAATGTTGCATCGGGGCAGTGTTTACGAGTGAGTTCTAGCAGATTCAGAGTACCGACTGCATTCACGGAAAAATCCGTAAGTGGCTCTTTGGCTGCCCAGTCGTGAGAAGGCTGTGCTGCTGTATGAATTATGAGTTCGATACTCTTTCCATATTTTTCAAATACAGACTGCATAGATTCAAACGAGCGAATGTCGTAATCAAAATGAATATAGTTTGGATACGATTCTACTATAGAATTCTTTGAAGGAGTTGTTGACGCTTCCTTTCCAAAGAAATATGCTCGCATATCATTGTCAATACCGATGATTCCGTATCCCATTTTGTGGAAAAAGTCTACCGATTGACTACCAATCAGTCCGGAAGAACCTGTAATAAGGACATACTTCACAGTATCTTCTCCAATGCTGCTTTCAGTGGCTCAAGAGAAGGCTCCATGCCTTCAAACAAATACTGCGATGCTATGTGATTGTATTCGTCTTCGTTTCTATCCAGTTCTATGATTCGTTCCACGAAAGCGTCCATATCAGAGAAATCATTTAGATTCAGGAACGATCCCGTGTTGAAATCGTGCTTGCAGTTTTCATCTGCCCAATACAAGGGCAAGCATCCGGCTACCTTTGCATGGATAGGTTTCTCTGTGTAATATCCCGGATGAATGCCGTTCTCAAAACAGATATTAAACTTGTATCTAGAAATCACTTCGTATTTATTGTCTTCTCCATAAAAGTGATTTCCGAATGGATTGCCGTAACAATGGATATCCTTATACTTGGACAGTTTCTTAAGTATCTCAACACGATTTGGTATTGGATTGTTAAACACGATGCAGCAGAACTCTGTCTTTGGGCGACTTGAATATCTGCTGTTTCGAAGTTCAGATGGAGGAATGACAAACTGTGGATTTCCGTAGTTGACCTTACCAAACCAATCTATCTGCATCAACCAAAGCGGCAACCTGATGTTTCTACCACCGTAATCAGGGAAATCAAATGTCAGGCTATAGTCACACTCGTTGTAGTTTGGTCGCTTGTTTTCTCCGGTATAGAATATCTTCTTTACCTTTGAACGATCCGCTTGGTGGTGAGTGTTTCCGAAACAAGAATAGATCAATATATCAGTATTCTCGTTGGAGAATGGAACAACCCTGTAGTCAGGATTCATGCTCTGCAACAAGTCTATGAAAAAGTTATTGTAAGGATCAACTCCACCCCAAAAATCAGAAAACGATATATTCATGTTAACCCATCTCCTGTGGATTCCATTTGTGATTTGGATTCGAATTCAATGATGAACAGAACTCTAGGCTTTGCAGTGCGAGAGCAGGCTGAAACCAGTAGTTGTTTAGGTTGTGCTGCTTCACAATGTAGTTATAGTATCTGTCCGATGGTTGATTGATGTTTGAGATTTCTTCAATCATCTTTTCTGCAAACGATCTGCTCAAGCAGAATGCGTGAGTGCATCGTGATCCACGGGCGGTTTTGTACACATTGACACCGGGTATTTGTGGTTCTCTCAAGTTGAAACAACTTCCCACCCATCCAATGTCCCAATCGGGAGGCATTTGCTTCATGTATGAGTTGTATTTCGTCACAAAATCATCACACAGGATTGCATCGTCTTCCAGTACCAAAACGGAAGAATAGTCATTAGCATACATGTCCTTTATCAGCCAAGCATGTTTTAGAGCGAGTGATTTCTCGCCATCTGTCATCCGATTTTCAGGGTCATTTATCTTGGGAAACTGTTTACAAATCTCTTCCATGTTCCAACAGTCCTTGTCAAACTGTTCCACAAACATGAAGTTTTGAAGACCCAATCTAGACAACTGCTCGGTTATGGTTTTCTTTCTATCCACCAATTTCTTGTAGTGGCAGATGTAAATCATGTCAATATTGTCTAGCATATCTTGTCTCCTAGTTTTGCCTAGCCTGTTCAACAGTCCAGTGTGGCTTACTCACATACAGTTCTGACTTGTTTGGATGTTCGAAATAAGCGTATCCGCTATAATCAAAGGAGTGAAATCGTACACCCGTAGTTTTCTTCTGTGAATTTACTTGCTCATCTGTCTTGCTATAGACATCCCAATCGTTGAAAAAGCGTTTTACAGAATCAGAGTATACCACAGGTCCTGTTAATTGCAACACATTTTTGTACTTTTGGTTCTTTATGTTGTCAACACAAGAGTCTATGCACAACTTCAAAATCGGATGATTGGGCATAAACATCAAGCACCACTGCACAAATTTTCCGGGATTGGTTTCTCTGCTGATGATAGAGCAATTGTCATCGGATATCAGTTCATCTAATCTTCCAACAATCACAGAATCTATGTCTATGTAAACACCACCAGTTTTGTACAGTTTTAGGTATCTCCATAAATCAGCCTTTGCCGCTCCTATCTTCAGGGACAAAAAACAATCCAATATTTCTTTGTCGTAATTCTCTTCTATAAAAGAAAGCATGTCAGCATCGTCAGACAGTTCATATCCGTACTGCGGATTCATTCTAAGCATGTGTGATATGCTTTCCTGTATTTTGCTCGGTATATTTTTGGTAAACCATGTCTGATAGATGATTTTTGGAAATTTGTTATCCATTCGTAGACTCCTTCATTTGTTTCATCCACCAAGACACCTTCAGCATGTCTGTGTTCCATGTTTTTGTTTTGAACTCTTCGTAAGTCTGTTTCAGCAAGTCTTCTGTGACTTCGTAAAAAGAGTCAACAAAAAGAATCGGAAGATTTCCTTCCAATCCACAATGCGTCTTGTGTCGTTGAACAATCGGAATCACGCCGCAATAAAGGGCTTCCCACATACGGTGAGTATCTACCCCATTCCCGCGAGGACACAGCATGAATTTGTGATCTAGAAGTTCTTCACGATACGATCCTGCTGTTCCTTTTTCGCTAGGAACACGAACTGTTGACCAACTCTTATCAGAAAACAATTCATACAAAGGTTTTCTGACCATAGGAAATGTATCAATCCGGTGATTGACATACAGTAAACGAGTCCCTTTGGTTTTGCAGAATCCCTCTTTGACAGTCAGTTTACAGAAATCATCTGCTATCCCCAAAGGAATTCCGTTTGCCAAATCAGATTCATTGTTGCAGCCCCACCAGTTCAAGGGATGAGAGAGCCTAGACTTCATATAGCCAAAAGCATGATCCGTTATTGAAAAATCACTTTGACCCGTCAAAAGAACGAAAGGCTTGTTGCAATTCTTGAATTGAAGATAGTCTGCCAAGTGCTGCAAATAATCAAACTTACAAAAGACCACCGAATCCGGCTTTAACAGATCCACATCAAATTGATTTATGTAATCGCCAAAAGACTCGCTTCTCCGCACAACTTGTTGTGCGGTGTTTGGAAAAGGAAAAGCACCATTCAACGCCGTTATCGCAAACCAAAAATCACAGCGTTGGATGAAGTTTTGTGATCTTATTATTTCGGAAGGTTGTATGTCTATCATGGAACAAGATGCATAAGAAAATCAATGTGTCTCTGTGCTTCTCCTGAATATGGGCGAAGCAGATGAGAATCCACATAGTGAGTTCCTTCAAAGACCAATTGTGGATAGTATTCCCAATGACTCCGATCTATCCTTTGGTTTCTCTGAATCTTTGTTTCAGTATTAACCTTTCCGCCGCTATTCAAATACTTACGCATCAGATCAGTAGAATACAATTCGTCCTGCCCCCATTTACCGCCCATTTCGCTGCTGGCGTGCTTTAGATGATTTGCAACATCACGAAGTGGGGCGTACCCGATTCCTACCCCTTTGTTTTTTCCTGTGTAATCTACAGATTCAAACTTTCGCATCTCATCAGAAAAATCGTCTTCGAATCCATACACATCATCAAAAACCTTTCCGGTGGCGACATGATAGTATGCTGATATGATGTTGTATTCCTGTTTCCATGTTTCGGTGTTGTTTCCGTAGTACCAACCGGAATTCAAATGAACATAAGTGTCCTCGTTGAATTTTACAACATCGTCAACAAAAAACTTACGAGACAGTGGAATCATATCAATGTCTCCGGTGATGCAAACCTTACCGGGATACTTTTTGGTTATCCAAAATCGACCCCATGTTGCTGAGTGATAATCTGCCACACCTGAAACAGAAGGTACACGATGAACCGTTCCGTATTCCTCCGACAAGTCTATGTTCTTGTCTCCGCAGTACAGAAGGACAGGGTGAATTCCAAACTTGGTTTTCCAGTGCTTGGAGATAGGTTTCCAGAACTCATAATAGATGGGAGTCGAATCACAAGAAAATGTCACGATGTCGATGTTCATTGATCGTTCCTAGTGTGGTTTATGTACATGTCCGCTTCAGTGGTTTCCTTGTGTATGATACCCCACTGAGAAATATCAGGAAGAACTGTTATTCGATGCTTCTTTGTCAATACACTCCAGATGGACTGATCGTGCCTATTATCACGAAATCCCGGTTCTACCCATCCATCGGAATTTGGCTGATCTGTAATGAGTTGGGCATTGCAGCACAGATTCAGATATTCGCGGACAAATGCCTTGGCAAATGGAGTTCCACGAAAAGCCATGAAACTAGCCATTCTTTGTGGGGTGTCCTTGTATTCCGCTGAATCTGCACCTATAGCCCGAAATATGTCTCGTTTGGTGTACTCTTTTTCAATATGACCGCCTGATAGATTGAATGCTATAACCCCATTCGAATCTCTCCGTACAGCATTGAAGATGGGTTCCATCACCTTGACGAAGTGTGAACCAGAGTCAGAATAGAATAGAACATCATCCTCTCCTATGGTCTGTATGAAACGGTCAACGAAATAAGGTTTCCACAACCAGTATCCAGCACCCCTTTTCTGCTTCAGAATATGTTCGTGTTCTGTGGCAAACTGCTTGTCGATGTCAGCATCAGTCATGCGATATACAACATTGAATCCTGCTGCCAGTCCAGTCTGACAATTGTATAGTTGTGCTTGCGAAAATCGTCCACCACTTGAATAATTCAATAGAATGTTCATGTGTTTCCTTGTGCCACCAGAGATGTTGTTGTCTTGGAGTTGTAAATGTAATTGTGAAGAGTATCGTCAATGTGGTGTTCGGTCTGAATCTTGGGATACAGCCGCATCAGCCAATCAAGGTCTTCTCCGTAAGACTGACCGTTTGCCCCAATCATAGGTCTAAATGACTCGCTCTGTGCAATGCTGGTCTTCCACACGCACATATGGTACGGTGGACGCTTGATGTCTACCAAGAAACCTTCTTCGTCACGGTACAGACCGGAGTGAGGATTTCCGATGCCAAAATTAACAGTCATTGGTTCACCGTCAATATTGCACCACTGATCGAAAGTAATACAGTCCACTCCGCGATTGGTTTCTATCGCATGCAGAATCTTTGCAATGTACTCCTTGCTGAAACCGTCATCGTCGTCCAAGAACGCAAGGTATTCACCACGCGCCGCCGCAAGCAGCACATTTCGCTTTTCTGAAATGGTTTGTGAGCGGTTGTCCAAGAAGGCAAGAACCTCTACGGACTTGGCTTTTCCGGTTGCGTCTGCCTGTCTCTGCAATTCCTGCATGGATGCGGATAGCGATTCCATACGAGAAGGAATGGAAAGAATTAGTACACTTAACTTGATTTCAGATTCGGGTACTGGCATTAAACATAGTCTCCATGTCAAATTTGTTGGCGGCTCTCCGCTTGAATGTCTCACCGTCTACTCCGTACATTTCACGATTTTCGTTACGGGCATGAAGCGCATCAAACGGCTCTGCTGTCCACTGATGCTGAATAATGCATATGTCACAGCGGCGCAGTTTGTTCAAAGCAGCACACACCTGTGTCTGTTCGTTGTCGCAGTACAGGGACTTGTATTCGGGATTGTAGATGTACCCAAACCGCTTGTACAGAGGAAATCCCATGACCGTCAGGGTCATCAGCGGATCTTCCTTCGGGCGCAACCCATCCCAAAACTTGATGGCTCCATCGTAATCCGGAAACGCTTGCTCAAAGCAGCGGAAGATGATGTCATCATATCCCATCTGTACAGGAACCATGTCATCGGAGGCAAGCAGCAGTACATCGCCGTCAACGCCTTCTAGATTGGCATTACAGGCTTCAATTTTGCTCTTGGACTGACCGTAGAAGCACTCAACATGAGCGTTTCCTGCGCGAGTGGAAATCCACTGTTGCATCGCAGAATTGTTCATGGTGGCATCGTCTTCGTCCATCGTGATGATGAAACGAACATCGTGTCGCCCACTCAAAAAAGTGAGGTAGCGGGTGAAAACGGCTTTGAACTTGTCCGGACGATTCCGGGTCGGAAACTTAATCACTAGTCTGCTCATTACGAATATCTCCTGTTTAGTCTTCAGTCTTGTGTCCGGGTTTGCTCCGTCCTATGTGGTATTTAGGACACAATTCCCATTCTCCCTTTTCCTTGTGGGGCAGGATCTTTATTTTGTTGAGGGGAACCTTGTCTGCAATCTTGTTTTTGTCCACGATCTTCAGCAGCCCCCACTCTTCAAGCAGACACGCAATGGTGTTGCGCCGCCCGATGTCTTCAGAGTCGATGGAAGTGGGCAGGTCATCAAGCGCAAACATCTCCTTGAAGTGGACAATGTAGTACCTGCCACGCTTGTGGAGTATGTGACAAGACTGCCACAACTTCTTTTCTTTTCGGGAAGACACCCCGATCCGCGTCAGGGTTTCACGCACTTTCAGAAAGTCATCGGGCTTTGCAATCGTGACTTCAAGAAGGTCTTTCGGTTCAAGATCAATATATCGTTCGTTTGGTTGTTCCATGTCTATACCACTTTCTAAAAATTACATTCAGACACAGAACTATTTAGTTTGCTACCGCTTTCCACCTTTGGAAACGGCTTGCACAATTTCAGATACTTGAGTCTCGGTCAGCACCAAGAGTGCTTCTCGGGCTTTCTTTGCGGACATGCCGTAATATTCAATCAACGCCTGAACCCGTTCGTCCTGTTCCCGCTTCAACCACTTGGAGAACCGCTTGCGCTTGCGAACGGCACCCCGAAGAAAATCAAAATGCATCTTGGGGTCTATTCCCGGTCGAATATTCATTTCATTCACGGGAAACACCGTATCGGGGAAATACGACAGGCAACGCCCCACCACAAACGCGGGATAGGACGGCTTTCCCCATTCCGGGGTGTCCATCAGCGGTTCCTTTGTTTCGTTGATGGCTTTCAAATAATCAGAGAGTTGATGGCTCACTTGAACTTACACTCCATCATTAGTTGTGCCATGCAAGCAGTCAGGTTGATCTCTGCGTCAGCAGCAAACGCTGCCTTGTACTGATAGTCCGCAAGAATAAGAATCGCTTGTGGGATGGAACCGCCTTCCAAGTTTTCGTAAAGCCCGTCATACACCGCACGGAATATCCGAGTAGTGTCGTTGTCCAAGTTCTCCACCACCCACTTGCGAACACCCGCAAAATCCCTGCTCTTCATGCACTTGACCAATTCCTTGATCTGTACATCGGCAATGGAATTAAGAATACCAACATCAATCTTGCCGCAAGCGGAATACCGCTGCAACTCGTTCAGGGTACGGCGGAAGTCAGGGAAATACTTGCCAACGAGTTGGGCAACCACTTTCTGATCGTATTCAATCCCTTCACGCTTCAAGATATCCTCTGCCCGCTTCAGGAAGCGAACAGCCAGTTTTGCCTTTTCCTTCTGAGGGATTCTGAAGTCAATGCAAGTGCATCTGGAGTGCAGTGGCTCAATCACGCGATTCTTGAAATTGCAAGTCAAGATGAATCGGCAGTTAGCCGCAAACTCCTCAATGAAACCGCGAAGGGCGGGTTGAGTGGACTGTGCGTTTGAATAGTCAAACTCGTCTAGAATGACCACCTTCTTAACACCATCGGTGAGGCTCACCGTTGACGCAAATTGGCGAATCTTGGTGCGTAGTGTGTCGATGTTGCCGTCTTCCGAGCAGTTAACCATCAACCAATCACATCCAAGATCATTGCACAGTGCCTTTGCCACAGAGGTCTTTCCGCAACCCGCTCCTCCTGACAGGAGCAAGTTCTGCGGTTCGTTGCGCTTCACCATTTGGGCGAACGCTTCCTGTGTGTCCTGTGGCAAGATACAGTCCTCAACTCGTTGCGGACGGTATCTCTCAACCCAAAGACCCTTCACGGTTTCGTTGGTATTCATGTTTCCTTTCAGGGGGTGTAACTAGAATCAGCATGCAGAGCAATCCAATACGAAAGTGGCTCGTTCTTGTTTGAGAACTTGCTCACCACCTTTTCGGAAATCTCTACCTGATAGTCTCCGGGGAGAATCTTCAAATTCTCCACATCGAAAATAAACTCAAAATTGGCACCGCTGTCGTTTTCTCCAACCACCAAAGAATACTGATTGGAGGTGCTGTCGTCCTTGTCACGGGCAACAATCTGCACTTGCTTGCCGTCTTCTGTTGGTTCAACGCAAAGGTGCTGAACCTGAAGCACCGATGCTGCCTTCAGGATTTCCGAGAAATCCTTGGACAGCAGGGTGAACGACACCACAGCCTTGGGCATGTTGATCTTCTTGTTGGTGGACAGCACCAACTTCGGATCACAGTAGTAGTACTTCAGACTTGACTTGCCGTTCTGAATAGTGATGTAGTTCTGCTCAAAGACGAATTCCGGATCCTTGAACAGACTCACCGTTCCAAGAAACTTGTTCAAATCCCACAGGGCAAACTGACGGGCAAAGGTTTCATCCACCTTTGCTTCCGCAAAAATGCTCTTGGTGTTGGAAAGGGTACTAATCGTATTGCCTTCGTTCACCAAGATGCCTGTGTTGATCCCCGCAAAATTCTTGAGGATGTCCAAAGTCCGCTTAGAAATCTTCATTGTCTCACTCTTCGTCGCCGTACTCATCGTATCGTCCCTTTCTGCCTGAATTTAGATCGTTTAGCCAGTTACGCAACTCTTGGCGGTCTTGATGCCGCTTTCCACGCTTCTTCTTGACAGAAGCACTCTTACGAGCCTTCTTTGCGGCACGATCCATATCGTCCCAATTTCTAGGCTGTTCCATCAAAAGTCTCCTATTTCTGAAATTAGATTCTTCAATCCCTTGCTAATCATGTACCCCAAAATCTTGGAGCGATTAGCGGCGAACGGCTTGTTCCATTCCTCCATGATACGGGTTTCGTACTCTGAAGGAATGCACAGATGCGAGATTAGTGTCTCGTTTCTGTTCCAATTGGCAGCAACGGCATCAGGAACCTTACCGCTCTCTGCCCAAGACTTCTCTAGTTCTTCCAACCGCTTCCGTGTGATGGGCTTCTGTCGCTTTCCATCCGTCACGAAACAGTCATCATCGGAGAGAACATTGGGAACACCGTCTGAAGAATCGCCCTTCACGATGTGTTCAAACAGGAAACTCTTTGGATTGTCAACCACCACAAACTTCTTCTGCATGGGAGAGTATTGCTTCACTCCCGGATACACCTGCAACTGCCCAAAATCCTTGTCCCCGCTCAAGATGAGAACAGGTTCACTATGGTGAAGATTACGAGTCAGAACAGCAATAACATCGTCTGCTTCGCAGCCGCTCACCGAAATGTTCTTGTACGGAAACACTTCTCGTACTTCGGTTCTGACGGAATCCATGATCTCGTAGAACCGCTTCCACATGTCGGGATTGTCCTTGCGGGACTCACGCCTTGCTGCTTTGTACAGGGGAAAGAACTTGCGCCGCCATGAATACTCGCCGCCCCGCCCCTCTTGGCACAGGACTAGTTCACCGTATTCATTTCCGAAACGCTTGCGGTACATACGGTAGGTGTTCAGCACCATATGACGGATCAAGGACTCATCGGTGTAGTCCAAATCCCTCTGTGCGAACAAGGACGACATGATTACTTGGCTGTTGTCTACTAGGATCAAAAGATTCTAACCAACAAGCAGTGCTTGTTGATCCTCCCTGTTGGGGTTGCGGACTTGGTTTTAACATCCTCAAGAGACTTCATCATGCCACCAAAACCACTTGACTGCTTCAACCACTGTTCTGGCTTGCGAACCGTCTTCTCAAACGACCGCTTTTCGTCCCATCCGGTCACGGTGGAACCCTTGACGCTTAAGCCCAACTTGGGTTCAGCAGCATGGAAAACGGTTGCTTTGTTGGTCTTGGTGTTGAACACGATCAGTCCTGCGCCACCAACTATACCACGGGGATCCAAGGAAGTAAAGCCTGACTTTGGATCTTTTTCCATGTAGTTTAATCGCTTGATGAGTTTTTCTGCGTTTACAGTACGCGGCTTTCGTGGCTTGCGGGCAGCAGTCAGACCACTGATTTTTGAATTCAATTCCGACACAGCACTTTCAAATATCTCAATGATGCGCTTCATGGATGATTTCTTCAAATATGAATATCCTTCTGCCAGATCAGGATCCGTGTTTGTATACGCCGCTTTAACCTCTGCCAGAACCGATTCTAGCCGCTCACGAACGATTATGGCAGTAGGGCGAGTCATGTCCTTGGAAGAAATCCAAGACGCTATGACGGGCTTATAGCGTTTCTCTGCGACTCCGGTGAATGTATCGTCAAACAGTGGCTCTAGTTCTTCTAGAGTCTGATTAGCCTTTGCCCGTACTCTGTCTTGAATATTTGGAACATCTTCATCGGTGGGAACATGGGTACGAGCGTCCTTCAGGAGTTCGCTAATGTATTTTTCAATTGTTTCGTGCTGCTCTTCCGTGAACTTGTATCCACGGGCTTGCATTCGGCAGTACGGCGACACAAGCCGTAGATGGCTCTTCGATGCACGGGTGACAAGTTTGGCATCTTCCGTACGGCCTTTTTCTTCAAGCCAATCAGAGATCCATTCCTTGGCAGCAGCAGTGCTGAAAGACTGCCTGTACCAATACATGGCACGACTCATGGCGCGATCACGGCTATCGTCCGTTGCCATGTCCTCTGCGGTGAACAGCGGCTCGGAACCACCATTCAGGATTCTCTGCACTCGTTCTTTGGATAGTTTTTTGCTCATGGTGTGCATATGCGGCTAAAGTTGTTCACCTTCTTGAATGTAAGTATGTTAGCAAATTTGTCCAGCAGTTGGTCGGATTTGTGGCTAATTACGAATACATTGTTTGCCGCGCCCATATTTTGCAAAATCTTGATGACCTCTTCTGTTCCAACACCGTCTAGAGATGAATCAAACACTTCGTCAAGAATCAACAGATTGGTGTTTGCTGAATTTTTCATCTTGGCTATGTCACGCCATGCCAACAGCAGAGACACATCAATACGCAGTTTTTCGCCTTCGCTGAAGTTCTCGTATGAAAATTCGTCACGATGGCGACTCTTGATGATTTCCACGAAATCTTCATTAAGCGTGAACTGTGCAAAGAAGTCCATAGTCACCAAGTACTTGTTGATGATCTTGTTTAGTGCAGGAATGTATTTCTTGATGATCTTGCGCTTGATGCCGCTGTCCTTGAGAAGAACGGTGGCAATCTCCATTGTGTGTATGTCTTCGACCGATGCCTTTCGGTCGCTTTCCTTCTTTTCCTGATCGGCACTGATGGCTTCCAATGCAATTCGCTCTGCCTGTATGCTGTCTCGCTCCTGCACCGTCTTGGCTTGCAGATCACGCAACTGCTTGATGTACTTCTTTGAAGAAGCGATTGCGGTGTCTGTCTTGGTAATCTCCGTCTTCTTCTCCGCAACAACATCTGCTTGTTCAAGCAGCGCATCAAGAGATTCCTTTTCCTTGCGGATCATCTCTTCCAACTGCTTCAACGCAACTTCTAGTTCCGTCTGCCGGGACTGCTTCTTTGCAATCATCTCATCACGGAATTCCTGTGGAAGATCGTGCTTGCACACAGGGCAATCCTCATGCGTCTGATAGAAGGTGCTTTCTTCCTGTGCCTTCTTGATTCCGCTGCTCATCTGCTTCTTCAGAGAGGAGTACTGGTTCAGCGAGTCACGCTTGGCTTCTATTGCCGCAGTGTTCGCAACCAATTCGGTCATTTCCTGTTGCAGAGCGTCCTTGCGCTCAATCAGAGAATCAAGAGACTTCTGCTCTTCCTGTTCTGAATTGCGATACGACTCCAACTGAGAATCTGACTTCTGTTCGATTTTTGAAATCAAATCCTTCTTGTGTTCGGATTTCAGTTTGAGCGTGGCAATCTCACTTTCGATTCCACGCAATTCCTCTTTTGCGTCCTGTAGACGAGACTTCAGCATATCGTTCATCTTGGAGAACACATCAATATCTAACAGGTTTTCCACGATACCACGGCGATCACCCGCAGACAGCCGCATAAATGGAATGTAATTTGTCGAGCCAAGAATGACCACTTGACAGAAAGTTTTGTAGTTCATCTTCAAGACCTGCGTTTCAAGAATCGCCTGATAGTCCTTGGCATTCGCGGTCTGTTCCACTGGATTGCCATTCAACTCCATTGCAAAAACCTTCGGAGCCAGCCCACGAACAACCTTGTAGGAATTACCATTAACCGTGAATTCTATTTCCACTACACAGTCTTTGCCATTGATGGAGTTCACCAGTTGCGGCAGATTGACTCCGCGATACGGCTTTCCGTACAGAACAAATGTGAGTGCATCCAAAAGCGTGGTTTTCCCCGCACCGTTTTCGCCACATATCAGTGTGGTTGGATGCTTGTCCAACCGGACTTCGGTGAAGGTGTTACCCGTACTCAACAGGTTCTTCCATCGAATTTTTGTGAATTGGATCATTGCTGCTTGGTGTTTTCAAGTGCCTGTGTGTCAGTATACAGTTCACGCAACAGGTTCTTCAAGCGAAAACTGTCAACATTCTGTAATGCGTCAATCTCTCGGTTGATGATAGTGATGGTATCTTCCGTTAGATCCACATTCTCTTCCACCGAGGTATCGGGCGTGAGGTCTTCAATGATGTTTACTGCCTGTGGCTGATGTGCATACAGAGAGTCTATGAATTTCTCAAATAGATATGGCTTGGTCTTCTTCTCCACGATGACCCGGACAAACTTGCCCTTGACCCGTGCTTCATCGACCGTGATAGGAACCGCCGCGTCTGCATCAGCATCATCGTACCGCAGTTGGGTGAAGATGGTGTATGGATTGGGAATAAACTCCAATTCTCCCGTATCCGTATCAAGTACATGAAACCCCTTCTTGTCGCCGTAATCGTTCATGGTGATCTGATACGGGCAACCCAAATAGTGGATGTTGTCCATGCTGTGGCGAGTGTGGAAATGACCCGTATACACTGCCTCAAATTTATTGAATGGTTCCGATTTCATTCCGCCATCAAATGGTGTGTTTCTCAGAACTTGATATCCATGAAGTTCCAAGTGCCCACACAAAATAGGAGCATCGGTTTCTTCGATAAACTTCAGGGACTCTGCTTCGTTGTCTTTGTTGATCCACGGCAGCAGGGCAATCTTCTTCTTGCCTCCAAAAAAGAACTCACCGGGTTTGTTGTGAACCACGATGCTGTTTGTTGTGGAGAAAAGTTCCTCTAGAGAGTTTACTTCGCTCTTGTTCTTGAAGAAGATGTCGTGATTGCCAAGAATGCAGTGCATGACCGCACCGCTCTTCTCAAGGCGAGTGATAAAATTGTTGTTTACAGAGTTCAGCGTCAGGAAGTTAACGAACTTCCGGCGATCAAGAAAATCACCCAAGTGAAGAATGTACTCGGGGCGGTGCAATTCCACCCACGGAAAAAACACGCGATCAAAGAATCGCATGAAATATTCCAAGAACACCGGAGAATCATTCCGTGCCCCGAAATGAGTATCTGTGATGATGGGTACTTTCACTTCTTCTTTGCCTTCTTCACGGGCTTATTTTTCTTGCCCTTCACTGTCTTGCCCGACTCTTCTTCTGCATCCGGGCTTTTCTTTTCAAAATTCATTATGTCGGTGTCGGTCAGCACCGATGGCTTGTTGTCCGAGCCACCAAGATAGTTTTCACGAAACCACTTTTTGAGAGTGGAGTCGATGTCCGAATTTTCTATCTTCTTCAGTTTGATGTACGCCTGTTTCTTTTCCTTGGATATTCGGCGCAAGAAAGCATAGTAAATGATCTGCGTGAAATATGAAAATGGATTCGTAGACTTCTTCGGATCAAAGTTGTATGCGTACAGCAGACAATTTTCGATACCGTCCGAAATCATCTCATCTCTGTACGGATAGTTGATGAAATTTGGCTTGCGTGATAGCCTGTCTGCGATTGCCATAAAGCACTCACCGATGTAATCCGTTACAGGCGGATGGGGCTTCTCCTCCTTGTCTGCTGCCTTGACAAGTGTTTTCCAAGCCTTCATCTCTTCAAAAAATCGTTTGTTGTCTATGTAGTGGTCGGTCTTTTTCTTGTTCATGTTGATCTCATTTCGAATGGTAACACAGGTTACACGGTCTGTCAAGAACCTTCAGAATGATTTTCTCCCGTACTGCCCGGAAGATAGTCTTTGATGAACGGCGACCAATCGGTTATTCGATTTCCGTAGTCTCGTTCCTTTTGCTGCTCTTCGGTAGGAGCATTCCACTGCTCTTTGGATGACTTTTCTTTGTTTGCTGAAGACTTTTTCTTCTTCTTCTTTGGAGGAGGTGGAGCAAAATAATCAGCCATCTCGCTTTCCATGAAATCCTGAAAACAGTCTCGGAGATAGTCCACTATTCCTGATTGTACCCACTCGTTTACCAAATCACTGGGAATTGATACCGTGAATATCACTCCTCTCTGTGACGCGGACGGAGGCATAGGAAAATGTGGAGGAATGAATGGTGGTTTTGAATTTTCATCTGATGGATTTTTCTTGTCGGCTTCTTCAGCCATAGCAAGCCCCATAGATTCCATCAGAGCGTCTAATTTTTTGAGTTCTTCCTCGGTGGGCATGGGGAGATTGGACATATCATCGTCCAATTCGGGGAGTGGTTCTTTTTTTGCGGGTGGCGGATTTCCCATCTTATCCTGAGCCTCGGTCTGTGTTACATACAGTCTTTCCATGTCCGGATCGGGTGTCAGATCCATGAGGATAAAATCTTTCGGGATATCCACCATGAGTTCTGTAGCACCACCAAGCCAATCCGTAAAATAAATAACACTCTTCTTGATCCCCGTGAAAGGGTCTGCAACAACCGAATAGTTGATTCTCATTGGACGCTCAACGGTGATCTTGCCGCGAGGTTTTGCGGATATCTTGGCAATGATCTCCTCACCGCTACGCAGTTTGAAGACTCGGAGGGATGACTTCTTTTCTCTCATGTCTTCTTGTCTCCTATATCTATCCGAATAACCCTGTAGGTGAATCCCTCGGACTCGTAAATCTTCATGCGCTCGTTCATGTGCCTCATTGTGTGGTTGATCCAAGACTTCCACGAAAGATCGTCACCGATGTCGAACAGCCGTGCAACGCTCTTATGTTCTGATACTCGTAGTTGTCTTCCTATGCTTTGGAGTACCCGTATACGGGACTTGGAAGGGGATGCGAAAAGAATGTTGTTCAGTCTGCGTATGGAAATGCCAGTGCTGAATGTTCCGTAGGAAGCAATGATAACAGCATTCTCTTCCTGTTCAACTATCTTTCTGATTTCTTCACGCTCTCCCGCTTCGGTTCCGCCGTGAACAAAGAATACCTTACGAGAAGAGCCTACGCGCTCTTGCACCAACTTATTTAGCCCTGCTCCATGTCCTTCGACAAATTGAAATAGAACAAGAGTATTGCCCTTCAATTTTTCACACATATCGGCAATGAATGTGTTCCGCCGATCTGATGATATGAGCCATTTGATTTCATCTTGGTACTTTGCTCTCTTTGTTGCTTCTCTCTCTTCCTGTGGATATTGAAGAATGATGCAGTCTATCTTCAAGTCGCTGAGAATCTTCTGTTCCATCAGTTCCTTGGTCTTCGTGACTTCATAGGCTCTTCCGAAAAGCCCTTCAAGCACAAGCCTATGTGTCTGTGTGCCGTCAAGTGTTCCTGTCGTGCCTACGCGGAACGGGCATGTCTTCAGTTTGGTCATTATGGAGGTAAGGGACTTGGCTTTGAACAGGTGCGCCTCATCACCAACCACTGCTCCAAACTGCTCAAAGTACTTTTCCGACTGCTTGAACACGCTCTGCCATGTCGTGACCACAACTCTTTTATCTGTGATCTTGGAAATACCGCCCATTATTTTGTGGCAGTACTTATCCACGCTCCACCCGTTCCCCGTGGAATAGTCCTTGAAATCCGAAACCATTTGCTCCACTAGGGATACCGTTGGAACTATCACTAACACCTTTTTACCCTTTGGCATCTTGTCCAAGTAGTACCGTATCAGGGAATAAATGATAAGGCTTTTTCCGCTTCCGGTGGGTGACAGCAACAAACACCGTTCCTGCTCCATAGCGTGATGCACAGCATTTACTTGGTGTTCATGCGCCTGCGCTTTTTTCCCGCCCACATGTATCTGCAAGAAATCGTCTACGAATTTTTTCACGCCTTCGGGAGTGATTTTGAACTTGTTCTTGGACGGCATGGTGATTGTGTAACCACGCTCTTCCGCAAACCGGGCTATGTAATCGGCTAATCCTGCGTAAATCTGCTGCGTGTGTATGTTGTACAGGCATATCTCTCCGTTCCACATACGGCTTCGATACGCTGGCATGAACTTGTATCCCGGAACCTTGAATGTGAAATAATCGGATAGTTCCTTGGCTATTCCGCGTTCGCAGTTTACGCGGAGCCAAACAGAATCGACTATGCTCACATCTAGGTTTACCATTATTGAACTGCTGTTCTGTTCAGCGTTTCTCCGTGGAATCTAATTGTGCTTTCGGTGTGGATTTCTCCGTCCCACCCTACTACCTGTATTCCGGCATCATTCATCATTTTCAATCCTTCCAAAGTAGACTCCTGCCACTTTGGGGGTGTTCGGTGTACTAGTTTACGAAAAGTCACCACGCGCCGTATTCCGAATTGGATTATTGCCCGAGCGCACTCTGCACACGCCATCCATGTTCCATACATCTGCAATTTGTCGGTGGGCAAACGATTTCCCACAGCCTTGAACAGCACTCGCCGTTCTGCGTGTTCTGTGCAGAAATTCTTTGTGTGTACGCACTTCGGATACCCTTTGTTTGCAATCTGCGGAGGAACCTCGTTCCATCCCACAAGCACTATCCCACCGCCCCAAGAAACAAGAGCAGCAGCAACCTGTGTATTGGGATCGCTGCTGTGCCGGGAAGCCATGTTCCACACATCGGTCAAGTACACGGCATCACGATCCTCGTTCTCCGGATCGTACTGCATGAGGCTGTCCCAATCATTGACCACTTGTGAATTTTCTCCACTCTATGGCGTTACGAATCTTCCAATGGCGAGTATTCAGTTCTTTGACCACCTCTTCAAGCAGGGACACCTTCTCTTTTTGAAAGATGAACTTCTGCGACATCTTGCACAGGTCTTCATCTGAATCCAAGTACAAATCAAGATCGTTTCGCAGAATCTTTAGAGGAAACGGCTCCCACCCACGGGCGGTCAGTTCTTCCTGCGACATCTTGCCTGTGTAGTACTCCCACTTTACACGGATCATGGTATTGTACTCTGCTTCCGCCTTACGCATGGCAAGCCGCTCGTCCATGAGAAAGTTCAAGTACTTGCCGTGCAGTTGTGGAATCTTCAGCGACTCCAAATCAAGAGCCGAATCGTCCAATTCCATGTCGCGCTGTATTTCTTTTCTGATGTCTTCTAGGTTCATGGCGAATCTCCGTTGGAGGAGTATACACTGTCTACAAGACGAGTCAAGAGCAATCAAAGCACTTCTATTTCATAACTCCTGTATTTAAAAGTGCAGTTGGCTACGAAAGGCTCGGGATCCATCACCGCAGAATTAAAGTCTATAGACGAAAGGGTTCGTGGATAGATGTCATAGAAAGTCACATTCAATTTTGGATTCTTCTTGGAGTTCAGGATGATTAGATTTGCAGTAGACACATGGGTATTCACTGCTCTAAACTCTTCATAATTTTCAACATTGGTGACTGAGCGCATCCAATTGTATATTTCCAGCCAGTTGCCCATATTTTCATCAACCACGAACCCCACCGTCAGTTCATCGAAATCAAGTTTAGACGGTCTTGAAATCTGAACAAATGGAGTAGGCATAATCACCTCACTCATAGTGATGGTGGGCAAGGAAACACTCTGGCAGAAATACGATACCTTGGGAAGCCGTGCAATGCTGAACCGATAGTAAGTGGGCAGCAGAGGATTCATCTGCTGCGGGTATCGGTCTAGGATTCCCTGTTCAATGTCGGTGAAGTTATATGGAATAGACATGTGTACAGGTATTTATACGCCCAAACGAAAAGGGGGAGAGGTTTCCCTCTCCCCCGATCCGTAAGGTTGAAGCGTCTATTACGAAGCCACGCCGTGGAGATCGTCCACGCGGAAGATGCGGTAATAGAGGTTGCTACGAGTGTTGAGCGCACCGAAACCAACATTGGCTCCTTCCGCGAAGGGGTTCGCAACCATGCCGTAGCGGGTCTTGAACGCAATCTTGGGCTGGAAGTTGGCGGTGTCAACAGCGCGCATCATCTGTAGTGGGACATATGGGCAGTAGAACAGACCCGCATCGTAGGGGCTTGTTCCCTTATAACCAACGCAAATAAAGTTCGTGTTGGTTGTGCCGCTGACATCCTGATACGGATCAATGTAGACCTTGATCTTACCGTTGAGGGTTCCGGCAAAGGTGTTGCCAGTGTCATCAATATCAAGGTTGACATTCAGCGCGGGGCTGAGGTTCAGGAAGCCGCCCATTGCGAGGGCCGAAGCAACATCTGCCGAGCATATGATGAAATTGCCCTTACCGCGACGGGTATCCTTGGCGATCTGATTGCATTCACGCTCAATCTGGAACATCAGACCACGGAACTTTTCCGCGCTCCAACGACCGTCAGAGTCCTGAATGAGATTGTAAACACCACCATAAGCAGTACCGTTGCCAGCAGTGGTCAGACCACCTGCAATACCCTTGTAATACAGATCCGGCTGCTGCGCTCCGAGTTTAGCAGTGCGATAGATGTTACGAACAACCTCGCGGTTGATCTCGGCAAGGATTTCCGTGCTGAGAATGTTGGCGAGTTCGGTTTCAGCATCCAAGCCGTGAACAGCCTTGAGATCCTGAGCCAATTCAACGCTGTACGATGCAGCAAGGGTACGAGTAGCCGCCTGAACAGCAACGCGCTCAATGCTGAACGCCATGTTGTTCGGAGTAGCGTCTTCGCCAATCTGCGTCTGAAGACCACTGCCTGTGGTTAGACCGCTTGCGCTGCGTGGGTCGAGTCCGGGGGCACCGTAGCCGAACGGATCCAAGTTGGACAGACCGTTCCAGCCGTTAAGGTTGGTAGCCTGTGCGCCGCCGCCTGCCTGCGAAGTGGTAACGCCGGGAGCAACGGTGTTCGAAGTCGAACCCGAGTACGAAGCAACGGGTTCGTTGTAGAACGCTTCGGTTCCGGTCTGAGTGGCGTAACGGCTACGCATTGCAAAGATCAGACCAGTCGGAGCCGACATGGCCTGAACGCCGCAGACATCGTATGCCATGAGGTTTGGCATGGCGCGACGAACCAACTGGATGAGAATTGGATCGTAACCCTTGATGTTGCCTTCGCCGCTGGTGTTGGAAATTCCGCCGCCAATGTAGTTGGCGGGCAGTGCTTCGTTGAGCATCTGCTCCTTGATTGCCTTCTCTTGGTTCTCCAAGAGGGTGGCGGTGATGGCACGGCGATGTGGATCCGTAATTGGAGCCATGTCGCTGTGGTCTAGAACGGGCTTCCACTTGCGGAGAGCCTGTTCTGTGAGTAGGTCGTTCTTAACGCTCATGTGTCTATCTCCTTGGTGTTAACAGTCAGGAATGACTGAATGGTTTGAAGTAAATTAGTCCTTGCTCTTGCTCATGGACTTGATGTACGCCTCCATGAGTGGTGAAGTCTCGGACGCTTCCTCGTAAGACTCCTCAAGGGACTCTTCGTTGGATGGATTGGTTTTGGCTTCGGTGGTGCCGATGTTTTCGATGTTCTCACGGAGAACTTCAAGTTTCTCGGCAAACTGCTCTACTGAATCAAACTCAAGGCTTTCCGCAAGGCTGCGGAGTTTCTGAGTTTCGGTGTCGGTGAGTCCTTCTGCGAGTTCTCGGAACAGGAGTTCGCAACGGAGTTGTTCGCACTCTTCGTTGATCTCCATGTTCTTTTCTACTTGCTCGTCTAGTTCACTCTTGAGGGTTTCGTAGTCCTCAACCGTGGATTCAAACAGATCAAGTTTCTCTTCAGGAATTTCGATGTACGACTCGGCAAACACGCCGCGCAGTTTTTCAATGAAACCTTCGGTGATTTCGGTGCGAAGACCGTTGCTTACGGCAAGACGGTTTTCCTGCATCCACTCTTCCACAACATAGTTGAGGTATTCATCAATGCGTCCGACCATTTCCTCGGTTACCGCAAGAGTGTGTTCCTCAAGAAGAGTGGAATACTTTGCCTGAATTTCTTCTTCTAGTTCCTGTGTACGAGCAGCAAGTTGGGCTTCGAACAGAGTCGCAGCCTCAGTCTTGAACTCCTCGCTGAGTTCCTTGCCAGCGAACAAGGTTTCGATGCTCTCCTTCATGGAGGGCTTCTCAATCTTGCTGCTGGCTGCGCTTGGCTTGGGCTTGATGGTGCCCATGTTCTTGCCAGAGTTGTCTCCGGTCGGCTCGGCAATCTTCTGACCCTTCTTGTTTGCGTCATGGGCAATCTTGGTGTCAGCGAAATCGGAAGCGGCTTCCTTCATGGACTTCTTCTTCAGGAAGGCGGGCTTCTTGTCCTCTTCTTCCTCTTCTTCGCCTTCTTCTTCCTCGGACTCCTCTTCCTCTTCGTCCTTGGCTTCCTCAATCTCTTCTACTTCCTCTTCAAAAACCTCCTCATCGACCTCTTCAGGTTCGGTGGGGTCGGTGTTCTCAGCGAGGAAGTTCTCACCGAGGATTACCTTCTTGATGACATCTTCGATCTTTTCGTTAGCCATGACTGGAGTTCTCCTTTAAGAAATATGTAGACGCTTCAGAGTCTTGAGATGAAGTCCTTGAAGAGCCGGATTGCCTGCTCTTCCAATTTGCGAGATGGGGTGTTTTTGATGGTTTCTTTATACTGCTCAATTACCACTGGCTTGAGAACCCCGTTTTCCCAAATCCATTCCCGTCCTTCCATGATGCCGTTCACAAATGCATTCGGAGCGGATGGGTCAGCGACCACATCCACCGCAGCCAACATGAAGTCTTCCTGTACGACATTCACTCCGTCCTGCTCTTTCAGCGAACCCATGCCACGGGAAGAAACTCCTAGTTTTACACCCTCGTCAATCAGATTGCGAACAATCTTGCCATAGGGGGTGTCAAGAATCTTGGCTTTGCCGTACACATCATTTCCTTCAAGGCGCAAGTCCTTGATGAGATGCGAGACACGCTCCAAGTTCACGGTTGGACCTTCGGGATGACCAAGTTCACCCATTGCACGATTCGTCTTCACATAATCGTTGTTGTACCGCTTCAGTTCCTTCTCCATGACAGGCATGGGATACACACGACCGTTGCGATTCTTCGCTTCAGCCTGCATGAACACACCTTCAATGAAGTAGTGCTTCTGACCGTTTTTTTCTTCGGTCAGAATGTTGATGTCCTGAATTGTTTCGGTTATTAGTTTCATGTTTAGTAGTGTGAATCTGAGTCGGCTACGGTGCTGACTTTAGACTTCTTTGCAACAACTTTGGTCTTTGGAGCCTTGTCGTCTTCCTTGGTTTCTTCGACCTCTGCTTCTCCCTTTGCTTCAGCAAACAGGGCACCAGAAATCTTGACGCGCTCCTCGTCCATCAGGAGTGAAGCCTTGGCGTACAGAGACTTGAAAACGCTTTCCTTAGCGTCCACATAGTTCTTCTCTAGCAGGGCTTTTACGATCTTTTTGTTCGTGTCCATGTGTTCTCCTTGTCAGACCTTATATTTAGATTCTCTGTATTTTCCGCAAAATAGATGTCATTTCAAATCACTCTTTCGGGTTTCCTAATTCGTCTTCATCCTCGTCCCCGCCAACAATTTCACCGATTGTAATATTTGAAGTTGGTGCTTCTCCACCCGCTGCCGGGGCAGCACCCTGTACCTGTTCGGGTGTGCCCTCTGCCGGAACGGGGGTCTGCATGCCCTCCGGAGCAACAATCTTGCCCTGAGCAAGTTCTTCCTTGATGGCATCGTCTATTTCTTCAATATCTTCGGCGGTCTGCTTCAGGATATGCCGCCTGACGAAATCACGCGAGTAGTACTTGCCTACAAAATCCTCTGCATCACGGGCGGTTTGCAGCCTGTCCTTGAGAACTTCACTCTCCTTCAGTTCGCTGAAGTGGGAATCCTTGTTGAACCTGAACGCAATTTTTGGTTCAATATCCTTCCACTCTTCCTCACGAATCACACCCTTCAGCACCAACTGTGTGCGGAGAAGATTCAGGAATACCTCAGAGAACTTCATACGAAGGCGTTCCACGAATTTGAAGAATTTGACTTCATCGCGGCTGATTTCAGATGCGCGACCAATATTGAATCCCGTACTTTCTTCCAATCGGGAAGTTGGAACATTCAGAGATTGGAAAAGTTTCTTTTGGAAGTATTTCACATCTTCCATCTCTCCGAGATTCTGACCACCTTGCAGGGTGCTTACTTCTGTTCCCTTTCCACCTTCACGGCGGGGCATCCAGAAATCCTCAAGCATGGACATGTGCTTGCGCTGATCGCTCATCTCTCCCGTGTTGGGATCGTACATGAGTTTGTTGCGATACCGCTGCATCAGCCCACGAACATATTCTTCTGCTTTCTGTTTCGGTAGATTTCCGACATCCACATAGAATATGCGGCGTTCGGGGGCACGGGCAAGACGATAGATGATTACCGAGTCTTCGATCATCCGCAACTGATTGAGTGCCTTGATTGCCTTATGCAGATAACCGATGATTTTTTTGCGGCGAGAATCGTACAGACCGCTGTGTACAAAGCAGATTGCGTCAGGATTGATCTTCAGCCCGTCAAGTGTCATAGTTGAAGAAGACTGATCTTGTTCGCTGTAGATGTAAAACTCTTCGATATCTGAAACCAAACTAATACCCATCGGGCCTCTGTTAGTGACTCCGGTTCCGGTGTCTGCTGCCAGTGGCTTTTTCTTTATCTTACGAACCTTGCGTATGCGAACCGGATCAATCGGTCGCAGTTCAATGATTCCTTTTTTCCGGTTCTTCTCGTCAATAATGATGTGGTAGTAAATTCTGCTGTCCACATACCACTTTCTGAATACCTCGTAACCGCGTCTGGTGAAATCAAGTAGTTGCAGGACTTCATGGAATTCGTCCTCTATTTTGTCCTTGATTGCCTTGGACTGCTTTACTGCGGACACATCAATCTTTACTGCATCAAGCGTATCGTTGTATACGATGCTTTCGTTGCAGATGTCTGCAATTGCGCTCTCGCACTCCGGATGGAGTGCCATCTCGCGGTATTTGTAGATGAGTTCAATGTCAGACTTTACCGAACCGTCAAAATCAACATACGCTCCAAAGTAACCACCCACCTCAATCGGTGTTGCTCCGTCATCGTAATCCGGAGGGACAAATGAAACAGGCTTCTTGAGGATATCCTCAGCAGAAGCCGTTTCTTTGCCGTCTTTTTTCCCGATGCTAAACCCGAACAGGTTGATTGCCATAATGTAGATACCCTTTCAGAGTAAGTTAGAATCCGATACCGATGTTGATTCCGAGATTCTGTAGTAGTCCGTTCAGGTTGATGCCAGAACCACTTCCAATTGCAGGAATTGCAGAGCCGGGAGCAGCCTCCCACCAAGAGTAGTTGATGGTGACAGGGAACTCGGCAATCTGATCGTTGTTTTCATACGACAGATCAATGGTTCCTACTTCCGAGGGGAAGCATCCAACGAAACTATAGGTTCGCAGTGCTTCTCCATCGCGGTGCAGTTGGGTGACCGACCATGTAGGCATGAACTCCATGAAGTTGCGGGGAGCAACATTGGAGGTGTGAGAATTGAAGATTGCGCTCCAGTTTTCAAAAGCCGAACGAAGTGCAAGATTGGCATCTGAAATAACCGTCAACTGCCAGTCTTGGAATGTGCGGTCACCCGGAAGTTTGATGCGGCGACCACGGTATGGAACCTCAATGGTTCCAAGGGACGAGGCAGGGATCTGTGCAGCCTTACACAAGAACGAAATGGCTCGGTTGTTCGAATAACCGGGAATGGTGCCATTGACCACGAACAGGTTTGTGCGGATACCTCCACCAGAGAAGGCATTCACAAATCCTGAAATATTGTTGGTTGGATCTACTGGCATTTAATTGCTCCTTTTGTTAACCCGAATATCTATACGATCAACCGCCAACTTCGCTAAAATTAACGCCAGTCTTGGTGGCAATAAAGTTCAACTGAATGAAGTTGATGCTGCGAGTGGGCTTGACGAAGATATCGGCAACAAACTCGTTGCGGTCGATCACCTCGCCAGTGTTGTTGGTTTCGTCGCACACCACCTTGAAGTCGGTGATGCCTCGCCGCTGCTGAACCGTCTTGAGGAACGGAACAATCAGATTCTTGAACTGAGCGCGAGTAAATCCATCGTTCTGTTCGAACAGGAAGAACTTGGACGCAGTTGCAATTGCCTTCTCAAGAATGATGAACAGACGACGAACATTGATGCGGTCGAATGCCGATGGCTTGGTCTGTGCGGTCTTGTCACCGAACAGGATCACGCCTTCGCCGGGGAACGACACCACAGGGTTGACCTGACGGGTGTACAGTTCGTCGCGGTGAGCCTCGGAAGTGGGGTTGTACGCCAACTTCACAACGCTCTTGATCTGCCCACGGTTGAATCCCGCAGGCGAGAACCAAGCCTCGTTGGTGAACTCTGTACGAGCAACAAGACCTGCAATGTCTGCGTTGAGCGGCATGGTGCGGAGGACATTGTTGTAGGTGTCCAACTGGAACTTCCAACCGCTGTCAAGCACTGCATAGGACGAATTGATGTTGAAAGTGCTGTCGCGGAAAGTCTTGATTTTGTTCAAGGCTTCGTATGGCAGAGCATTTACGACATCGCTTGATGCAGGAGAAGCAAACGCCATGCAGTCAAGACGCTTTTCGCAGATGTTGTTGACTACGAGTTTTGCCAAAGTTGCAGATGCGTTTCCAAGTGGAAGCAGAGACACATCAATCTGATCCGGATCGGCAAAATAACTCCAGCCATCAGTCCACCGTTCGCTGTCGTTTGGTGTGCTGTTTGCTCCGTTTCCAAGAGGCAGAGAAACAATGTTCTGCCCCATCAACCGGGCACCGCTGATGGCGTTCAGTGTAGTCCAGTTGGTCTTGGTGGACAACTGATTGTCGGTGTTGTTTGCAAGATCACGCTGAATGGCGTAAATGTAGTTTGACCGTTCACGGATCACATCCTTGTAGTAGTTACCTGATCCGTCACCGTTTCTTGCGTCTTTCGCACGGGAAACACCCTCAAACTTCTCAAGCAGCGTATTTGCTGTTCCTGTCCACTTGCCGTCACTATCAAACACCAGTACGCTGATGAGATCGCCTGCTCCACCAACGCTGTCTGCGTAACTGGTGGTTGTTGCAATCGTGTTCACATACTTGGTGTATACGCTCTTGTGTTCAAAAGTGGATCCAGCCACCTGTGCTTTGGTGATGGGATTCTGAAAATTAATCTTGATGAATCCTGTTGCTTCTGAACAGACACCTTGAAACTCTTGATTTGACGGCGTTACATCAACAAACTGAGAAGTGTTTCCTGCCAAGTTTCTCTGAACAGTTGAAACAAGAACGCTGGTTCCGTCAGCAAAGCGAATTTCGTCACCCACAGCAAAGTGATACGTTTCTGCATCGTTCTTGACACAGAAAGTCAGTCCAGTTTCTCCGAAACTGACCGCGTTTGCCAGAGTTGCACCGCCGTATGTGGTTACACCCGAACCACTGATCACGACAACGCGAAGGCTGTTTCCAAGCGCACCGGGGAACTTTCCGGCAAAAACCGTTCCTGCTGCCATAGCCGTAGTAACAGCAGCAGAAGGAGCATCGTACTCGTCTTCGTTGTTGATGTCTAGACCACCAGTTGCTGCCGCTATGCTGGCAGCAGAGTTGGTTGCAGCAGATCCAACCACGCGAACCACTTGCATGCTGTTGCCGTACTGCAAGAAGTTGGCGGGGGTGAAGAAGTCCACATAGTTGGTGGAATCAGGCTTTCCAAAGATCGCAGCCAGTTCGGTTTCGTTGGCAACGGTTACGATCTGCTTGCAAGGACCCCAATAAAAATATCCGGCGTAACCACCGGGAGTGGTGGCAACAGCGGGAACAATTGTGGTCAAGTCGATTTCTTTGATGCTTACGCCGGGGCTAACTCTGAATCCCATTGTGGTGTCTCCTTCGTCTGTGAAGCACAGGGTTGGGTGTCATTACTTCTACTTCTATGTATTATTTGGATTTTTCTGTGTGCCTCACTGTGGATCGTTGCCCCAGTTCCAAACTGTCCCTGTATTGTCCGTAAAAGACGGATTTTCTCCCCCGTCGTCTATGAAACCGAAGGGGGTCATTTCCTCCTCTAGATTTTTCATTTGGTCTTCATAGAGGTCACGGCGGATGTCGCTGCCCGTGATGTCTTTAAAATATGCCTGTGTGGTGAGCCACCCAAACAGCACAAGGGTCATAACCAAGTCATCATGGTGGTTTTCCTCTGCCTCAAAGGAGTCTCCCTTTGCCACAAAAGAACACAATTCGTCCACCACATTAAAGTCCTCTACTATGAGTTTAGAGTCCTCCAATAGATTTTTGAGAATTGAGCAGCCGATTCGCTTCACCGCAGTAGAGGTTTTTACTCCTTTCATGGATGAACCACCTCGCCCGAATCCACCGTTCACAATCTGTCCCTTTCGCCCCTGCATCTGCACATAAATGATGTTATCGTATTCCAATTCGTCATGCAGAATGTCTGCCACCTGTTGCCCGATGTCGTTTATCTCCACAAGCACATACGCATTATTGTACTGCCGTGCTATGGGATAAATCGCATTAGGGTACAACATGGGCGGTAGTTCGTTGTTTCGGAATGTAGCAGCAACACGATACGGCATCTGTGAAACATCAATCACGGAAAAAGCATGGTAGTCCTGCCCCACTCCACGGGAGGTGTCCACCACGATCACATACTTGTGTTCCGGCAAAGGACGAGCATAGACCCGCAACCCCTCTCCGTTGGAGAACTCCGGTGTTCGGTACACCATGCACTTCAGTTTTTCGGGGTGTACGAGCGTGTGAACCGATCCAAGGAATTCGCACTCAAACTCCGTGCGAAACTGCTCCTCGGATGTATTGGAGATGGTCTGTTGTTTCCATTTCTCGTCACGACCGGGAACATCGCTCCAATGCACCTCAATAGGCACATACTCGTTCTTGCCTTCCTCGCCCGGTCGCTTGTTGGCATTCACCCACAGGCGATAGAACATGTTCAATCCCTTGGGGGTTGATACAATGATTACCTTGGTTTCCTTGCCGCTAGTGATGGTGGGATACACGGACGAGAAGAACTCTTCTGCCACATTCTGCGGAACATACGCAAACTCGTCCAACATGATGCAGTTGAACGATCCACCACGAACAGCAGAGGACGATGTGGCAGCAGCAAGAACCTTGGAGCCGTTCTCTAGAACGATTGATCCTTTGTTCCACTCAACGACACCCTGCTGCAACCATAGGGGCAAATACTCATAGGCAAGTTTCAGGCGACCAAGCAGTTCACGGGCTGTTGCGAGTTTGTTTGCGAGAATTGCAACGCTCATGTTCTGATTGAACAGGATATAGTGGAGCAGTGATGCAACAACCGTGGTGGATTTACCGCTCTGACGGGGCAGTTTGGCAATCACGAATCGGTTGGTGTGTATCTTGTTTACGATGTCTTCCTGAAAGTCGTAAGGCTCAAACGGAACCAAGCCCTTGTCCAATGATACGATCTTCACATAGTTCTTGATGAAATACAGAGGATCTTGGGAGCATTTCACATACTCTTCGATCTGCTTGGGGGTGAAATTGATGTTTACACCCGCTGCCTTCAGGTTGGAGTTTCCCAGATAACTTTCACTCTTGTTCATGGAACTCCACCTTTCCCAAAACCTCTCCGTTCATTTTCAAGGCAAAGTTTCCACCAACAGCAAGCACTGCCTTTTTCTGTTCGTCCGGTGTGTAGTTGAGTATTTGTCTGTATTCCTGTTCCACCTGTTCTCGCGTTACCTTGCCTTTGCACGATCCGCACAGGGAGGAATCGTACACCCGTTTTGCTCGGCTGTACCATCCAAACAAAGCACTCGGGGCACGGCATATTCCTGTACGAGAGTCTTCTCCTGCATACAGGTGTTTCAACAACTCAATCGGAGATTCGAATACTAGTTCACCCATTGATCCAACCCATGAGTTTTTTGAACAGACAATATCCCAAGACCCCACCACCATACACCACTGGAATACCGACAGGGTTTCCAAAAAACAAACATGTTCCGGCAGTCAGCCAAAAACCAAAACAAAACGGACACGAAAACAACCGGACAAGAAAAGTCGGACGCATAGAAAGCATAAAATCGCTGTATCTTAATTCAGGATCGTTTTTCTTGAACTGCTCGTATGATGTGATTCGCGTCCACCTGTCCACAAACGGAACAAGCCGGATGTACTCGTAGACGGCTGATGTGCCGTACAGAATCCACAACAAGAAAGCAATCCACGCTATTTCAAATAGAATCACGGCGCACCTCCACGCCTATTTATGCGGATTCTTCGGGTGGCTGTTCAACAAATGCCTTTCGCGTGGATCGGGCACTGTTGATGATGTCCTGCAATTCTCGGGTTGAACCAACATAGATGGCATTATTTGTAGTGTTGTTCGTGGTTTTGTTTGACTCTGTTTTCCGAATTGCTTTCATTTGATCGTGCAGACTGAGCAAATCACGATTTGTTTCGGAAAGGGTCTTAATCATCTGCGCCACTACTTCATATGCACGGGGGGAATCGCCCTCCTGTGCCACAGCCAGCACACCGTCCAGTGCGTTCTTTCCTGCGTCAACAAGTTCCCGCAGATTTCCGCGAACGGTATCGTAGTCATGCTTCAGGTCTTTTTCCAAGCCCTCGTCCGTGAGGGGAACGGACGGTATCTTCACAATAGGCATCCTCTGATCGGATTCTGACTTCAGCAGAGAACCTTCAGTTTGCTGTGGTGTTATGCCTAGTGCGGTTTCAATGTTTGAAAATCCATCAACCATAGAATGATCCCATGCTATATGTTATCCCGGAAGAATCAAACCAGTTCACGGTGACACCTTGTGCGAGGGTGCTTCCGCTCTGATACTCGTAAATCTTCGCATACGGATCGTAGTTGTACTTGTCCGAACTTGCTCCACTTGGGCCGGAGATACCTACGAAAATCTTTACCAGATCCGCAGCAGTGGCTCCTGATCCCGTGTATCCGGCAGTGTATCCGCTGTCGTAGTACGACATGTCCAAGAAGCGGGGAACAACCTTTCGGATTTCGCTGTAACTCTTCACAGGACCAAAGATGTAAGACTTCATGGTAAAGTTCAGGGTGAAGATGATGGAGCGGCGAGTCTGAAAATCGCCCTCGTAGTCCTCTTCCGATGTCACCGAGTTGAGGTAAATCGGGACATCCACCTTGCGATTCACTTCATCGAAATTCATGGTTGCCACAAACTCCGGGGCAAAGTACGGCAGTATCTGCTCTACAATCTGCAATCCATCGTCCATGTTTCGCACATAGATGTACAGACCAAAATCAATATTGTACGGCACCTCTGCAAATGTGTACTTCATGGCAGCGGTCTGCGTGTCCCGGACAATGTTCCGCTGCATGCTGTTGCGCTTGCGCGTTGGATCATAAGCAAATCCCGTTATCTCAAACGCTATTCGTGGAAGCGTGATCTGCATGGGATTGGCGAGATACGGATCTCCTGCCAAACGCACCTTGTACTTTTCCTTTGGAGCATAGGCAATGGGAATTTCAATGTACTTCGTTCCGCTTGCTTCCTGACGGGATATGGTGATTTGATTGAATATGGAACCAAATGCCACCACCATCTTGCGAATGGAGCCGTTGTAGAACTGCGTAAACATCAGTACAGCCCCTCACTAAACGGATCGTTTTCGGTAAAGTCGAATATGTCATCACGATTGGCTTCAAGATCAAGGGCTTCGTTGTCTTGTATGTCTGCATTCGTTGTGCGGACATCGGTATCGGTGATGGCACTTGCCGTGTAGGAAGCACCGCTGGTCTTGCCAATAACGGTGTCTCCAACCTCAAACTTGCCTTTTGCCACATTGACCGTGAGATACTTGACGGGCGGATCGTCATTGGTGACTGTATACGAATCCACATAACCCGTGGCGTGTGGATCAGATTCGGTTCCTGCGTACACCTGCTCTCCCTTTGTATAGGTTCCGCTTCCGCTACCAAGCGTGATGCGTTTCTTGTAGGTGGCAACTGCGGTAACAATAGCATCCATGTCGGTTTCGCCTGTGTCGATCTCTTCCTGCGTGTACTTGAAGGATTCACAGTACAGTTTGAAAGAGTACCGCTGACCCAATGGGTAGAACGGATTGTCGTGTTCCACATACTTGATCTCAAATATGTTGTACGGATAGTCAAAATAGATCAGATCGCCTTCACGGGGGCGACCAAGATCACGAATAGACAGATTGTGCCCCATGACTTCCAAGAATCGCCGTTTGGACACTACGAAAGTGCAGTTCTCCCGAATGTCCAGACCGAAACGAGTCATGTCGCTTTCGCCGTCAAATCCTTCGGCGTTCTCCATGTACATCTCAATTCGGTTTGCGTCCTTGAACCGCGACACCTCTTCTCCGAAAATCTTGTCGTCCTTCACTGTTTCCCGTGGAATGTACACCATTTCGTGACCGTGAATCTTGATGGCTTCGGTGGTCAGCGATTCTAGGAGGTTCTGCTCTCCCTGAACATTCCGGCGAAAATACGGGTTTACTGCCATGCTTTATCCTGTGATGAAGTCCGGAGGCAACTGATACTTCGATTGCACATCTTCCTCAAGTTTAGCAATTTCCTCAACTGATTCCTGATAAATCTTGCCACCGTTGAATGTGACATTTCCCGGCAGAGGCATTCCTTCGTACTTGGAAAGATTCACCCCCCATTGCCGCTTGATGAGAGCAGTGGTGTACTTTTTCAAGAAGTGGTCGTTGTATATCTCCGTGACGGTTTCGGGATTGAACACCGTATACGCCTCAATCATCAGGTACGATCCCTCAACCATGTCACTGGTGGTGGCATCAATGTATAGGCGATTATTCACCCGATTAAAGCGAATCTGCTTTTCTGGATCAAGCAGTTGCTGTAACATTTCAATGTACTGCATGGTGGACACATAGTAGTTGAGGTTTGTCTGCCCGGTACGCAGCCCGTAAAAGTCATTCAGTGCCAACTGATAGCGGATATTGAAGATGTTGTGCGTGGAGATGTTGAACCCGGTCTGAAATATCCGGTTGATGGTGATGATGCGGGGATCAATCGGATTCGTGTCTATCCACTTGCGCGAAATGTCTTCTGCCGTGAGTTCGTATGTGTAGTACATCTTGCCACCGCCGTCATGGTGCCAGCGGGCAAAGTACTGTAATGCCTCGTCAATGCGATCTTCCACCTGTGAGTCTTCCACATTGACCTCAATCACAGGCTGACCCAATGCTCGGAGGCAGTACTCTTTCAGTTCATTTCGTGAATACGGGGTTGCCATGCAGTCTCCTTTTCAAGTATTTAGACTAGTGCAGGAGCCACTTTATAGTGGTCTAATTTACGCAATTCTGCAAGCAACGAGATATATTACACTCACTGTCATACCAACCGCAGTTTGTATGGCACCCGCCGTAGTAGTTCCAGTAAATTTATACACTCCAATTTGGGCATCGGTGTTGTTTCGGAAAAACAAAACAAACCAAGTATGACCAGCAACACCAATAGTAGTGCCAGAAGAGACTTTCATGG